TGGTTTTCAAAATTAAAACTACGAATTTACCTAAAAAAAATAAAAATTCAGGAGCAAAAGCTGAAAATGCTAGCAAAAAAGATGACATTATTCCGAAATTAAATGCAATATGGGGCAATGATTCTTATACTGATTCACCTCTCAAAAAATACGAACTTTGTATTATTTTGGAAATATTAATGAGATATTTAAATGATGTTTCTCAAAAAGTATTAGATGAACTTATTCCACAAAGAAGTGCTAACACAGTTTATTTTTTCGGACCAGAAAGTACAAAAGCGAATAAAGTATGGGATCTGTAAGTATGGGATCTGTAAGTATGGCATCTGTAAGTATGGGATCTGTAACTATGGAATCTATGAATAACTAAAAAGGTATAAAAAATTGATTAAAGCGAAAGTATTATCTTAATATAATACAAAATGAATACAAAAATGGAACGTAGAGGAGAGTCACAAGAAAAAAGATACGAATTGCCTTATATACCATCAGTTCTCACAATGAAAGTATTTCTAAAAATTACTGAAATTGGTGAAAGTGTGAAAAAAAATTTGGAAGATGTTATTCGTTCTAAAACAGAGGGTCGTTGTATTGCAGAAGGATATATTCGTCCGCGTTCTATTCGTTTAATGACATATTCATCTGGCAAAGTAAATGGTGATATGGTAGAATATCATGCAACATTTGAATGTATGTTGTCTCATCCAGTTGAAGGAATGAAAGTTGAATGTGTTTGCAAGATGATTAATAAAGCTGGTATTCATGCAGAAGTTATTGATTTAGATGAAGCAACAAAAAATACGAATATTCCGATTATAGTATATATTGCACGCGATCATCACATTAAAAATCATTTATTTGAAAATGTTGCAGAAAATGCGAAATTAGTTGTTACTATTGTAGGAGTTAGATATGAATTGAATGATCCTCATATAACTACTATTGGCAGACTAGTTGAGAATAGAACAACTCATGAATATGGTAAAACTACTGCTCCAAAAAAACCAATTCGTATTTTGTAATACATATTTTGTAATAATAAAAATATTCTCTTATTTTAGATAATATTTTTAATGTATGAATCTGATAAATATGATAAATCTGATAAAAAATATACAAAAAAAAATAAAATTCAACATAAATTTAGACAGTTACCAGTTAAAGAATTCAATCATGCACACAAAAAAGCGGTATATTCAAATCATCGAAAGCATAATGTAAGTAAATTTGATAGTAAATTTGATACACAGATTTGCGACGATAAAATGACATTTGAAGATTGTGAATTAGCTATTCTCCGTCATGCTATAGATGAAACAGAAGAAATTCAGAAGAAACAAGTAGTAATTTCGGATGAAATTCGTAAAATGTACACTATTCTTGAAAAATTCATAATCAGTAAAAAACTCATTGTTTATGGTGGTTTAGCACTCAATCGACTAATGCCAAAACATGCAAGATTTTATAATGAAGATGTTGAATTACCTGATTACGACATGTATAGCGAAAATGCTTTAGAAAATGCGAAAGAATTAGCCGATATTTATTTTAAAGAAGGGTACAAAGACGTTGAAGCAAAAAGCGGAGTACATTATGGGACATTTAAAGTGTTCGTAAATTTTATAGCTATTGCAGATATAACTCAATTACAAAAAGAAATTTATAATAGTATTAAAAGCGAAGCTGTTATTATTTCTGGTATTTATTATTGTCCTCCGAATTATTTGCGTATGTCTATGTATTTAGAATTATCGAGACCTGCTGGCGATATATCTAGATGGGAAAAAATATATAAACGTCTAACATTGCTCAATAAATTTTATCCTTTAAAAACGCCGAAAACATGTAAAACTATAGAATTTCAGAGAGATATTGAAAGCGATTCTATTAAAAAAAAAACAACATTTCTCTATTATTTAGTGCGTGATAATTTTATAGAACAAGAAGTCATTTTTTTCGGTGGTTACGCCAATTTACTTTATTCAAAATACATGCCGAATAATGAAAAATACAAGTTCAATAAAAAAATACCTGATTTTGATGTGTTAGCAGTAGACCCAGATTTATCTGCAATGATACTAACAGAAACTTTAAAAGAACGCGGATTCAATAATATTACACAAATTAAACATGAGGCTATTGGTGAAATTATTCCTGAACATATTCAAATATTAGTAGAAAAAGATACTATTGCATTTATTTATAAACCGATTGCATGTCATAGTTACAATATTATTCATATAGATAATTCTAATAGAGAAGCACGTGTTGCGACAATTGATACTATGTTGAATTTTTATTTGGCATTTTTATATGTAGATTTACCGTATTATTCTGTTGACCGAATTTTATGTATGGCGAATTATTTATTCGAAATTCAACAAAAAAATAGGCTGAATCAGCGCGGATTATTGAAACGATTTAGTTCAGATTGTATAGGCAAACAACCGCAATTAGAAGATATGCGCGCAGAAAAAGCCGAAATGTTCAAAAAATTAATGGATAAACGCGGTTCAACTGAATATGAAATGTGGTTTTTGAAATATAATCCGGCATTAAGTAACGGAAAAATGCAGAAACATTCTGCTGTTATTAGTATGCCTAAAAATAGCAAAAAATCAAAAAAGGTGCTTACAGAATCTATTGTCGAAGGTTCTCCAATTAAGAAAAAGAGAACCAGGAAAAAAGTGAAAAAACTTCCGAAAAATAAATATAATGGAATAATAGAGCCTGTTTTCAATTATTGATTATTATCGTTTTACGTTCTCATACATAAATACTTTTTCCATTGGATCTATATCATATCCAATATTATCAAAAATTATTTGCCAATTATTTGTTTGTTTGTAATAAATTATTTTTCTGAGTTTTCCTAGAACACCGTATTCTTCGTCTGTATCAATTTTTTCAATATCGTGAAATAGAAAATGTTTTGATGTTATAGGCTCAGTTGGAGTATATATAATACGAAGAGGTGTTTCATATTTATCGCAATCATGTGCTAAAATGAGGGTACAATTATATGTATAAAATGGCATAGGTTCTCTTTTATATTTATTTATAAATTATAAATTTTATAAATAAACTAGCGTCCAATTTCTGTAATTTTAAGCCATGTAGAATTATCGCCATTTACTGTTAATTGATCATTTGAACCATTATTATTAATATCAACACGAATAGTTTTAGAATTTGTATCAGTATTTGTATATCTTCCAACAATAGGAAACAATGTTCCACTGCGTGTTCCACCACCTGCACCATTCATCCACTTTTGATATGTAGTTCCAATTCTATTATCAATAGAATCATATGAATATAAATATGCATAAATTTCGTCATTTGCACTACCACCAGAATAATTAATTGTTTGATATTCAATGATAATATAAGAATTGGCTATTTTTGGTGTATAAGAATATGTGAAAATAGTTTTTGTGGAACTGACATTTACTGTTTGTGATGGTGATAATTGATTTAAATCAGTATTACTTAATATCGAGACATTTACAATTTGACCTGGTAAATACTTTGAAGAATATATTGTTCCGCTAACAGATAAATTTCCATTTATATTTACATCTCCTGTTTCGCCAATTGGTTTTGTAAATTGTGAAAATCTATTATGTATTTGAGTATCTTTATTAGAAACTTTTCGACTTGTTAAAGCATGCATAGACATTGACATTTTTATTATATATAATGAATGAATATTTTATTTATAAAGAGAACCTAAATATAAAAAGAAAATTATATAAATTATATATGCCAGAAAATTATTATGAAATTTTGGGAGTTTCACAGGATGCAGATGAAAATGAAATAAAACGTGCTTACATGAAATTATCATTGAAGCATCATCCTGACCGAAATGAAGACAAAGAAGAAGCGACACGCAGATTTCAGGAAATCAGTTCTGCATATGAGACTTTGAAAGATAAACAAACGCGCCAAACTTATGATCATGAATTGAAATATGGTATTGGTAGTGGTGGAAGTTCAATGGAAGCTGAAATGCATGATATAAATAATATTTTTAATATGATGTTTGGTGGAGGGTTTCCCGGAGGAGGGTTTCCCGGAGGAGGATTTCCCGGAGGAGGATTTCCAGGACACGGGTTTTCAATGAATGGTCCTTATCCTGGTATGGGACAAGGGTTTCCCGGTGCTGGTATGCCAGGTGTTCATGTATTTCAGATGGGTCCAGGTATGGGAGCAGACCATATATTTCAACAATTGCAAAAACCTGCACCTATTATAAAAAATATTGAAATTGGATTAGAACTAGCATATTTTGGAGGAAGCTACAATATCGATATTGAAAGAAATATAATAAAAAATGGTATTCGTGTTATAGAAATTGAGACTATTAATATAGATATAGTACAAGGAATTACAGAAAATGAAATAATTGTTTTACGTAATCGCGGAAACATGTTAAACGAAAATATTATTGGCGATATTAAAATATGTGTTAATATTTTAGAAAATGATACTTTCAAAAGAATTGGAAATGATTTAATATATCAAAAAAAATTGTCACTTAAAGAAGCATTATGCGGATTTTCATTAGAAATCCGGCATTTAAATGGCAAAATTCTTAACATGAATAATATTGTAAATCCAGCAATAATAAAGCCTGGTTATAAAAAAGTGGTGCAAAATATGGGAATGATTCGTAATTTGCAAACAGGCAATTTAATTATTGAATTTGATCTAGTTTTTCCTGACAAATTAGATCAATCACAGATTAATATTTTGAAACAAGTGTTATAATCATGACAATTTTGGTAAATGCGATGCACAATAATTTTCATTGATTAACGGCTTTTTACAACATGCGCGACCTGTCTTGGTTTTGCTAACACATATGTATTTGCACATGCTATGTGGCAGACGTTTTTTATTTTGATACCATGCTTCACTTGCCTCATCGAAATCAATGACAACTTCATATTTATCTGTTAGCACTAGTGGTTGAGTATTGTTGACTTTTGTTTGACTGCGAGTTTTCATTATATGATGTATTTTGATTCTGGTTGTATATCATGATATTTTTTGCAAAAAAATATTATCAATTTTTATTCTCGTTTATAAATATATAATGAGTTATGAATTAATAGATTTTGGAAATCAATGTTTACCAAATTGTTTGATAAGACAAATATTAAATAAAAAAGAAAAATATTTATTTATGTTAGGTAATTATTCATTTAATAATATTTGCAATTTTTTAGAAAATGGAATTTTTGAAGATATTTATAATAAAGAATTTTTATTTTATGGAGATAAAAAAGTAGAAAATTTTACAGATGAGAATAAAAAATATTCTCATAATATTGTTATAAAAAATATAAAATATAATTTTGCATTCAATCATGATTTTTCATATGATATTTCAAATAATACAATAACAAATTACGATTTTATAGTAAATGAATTTAATGAAAAAATAAAAAATTTCAAGGAAATAATGAATAATGAAAAAACACCCATATTTATAAATTTCAGTGAAAATAATAAAAATTATTTTAATTTTGATAAAATGAATAATATTTTAAAAAAATTGTGTAACAAAAAATTTTATATTTTTGTTTTTTTATTTTCAAAACCAAGTAATGTCAATAAAATTGATAATGAATATACAAAAGATAATATAATTTTAATTCATTTAGAAAATGATCTAACAAATTGGCATATTCAACCAAAAGATATAAAAAAAATATTATTCAGAGAAATTTATGAAAAATATTGCGATACTATGAAAAAACTTGAATTAGAAAATATATTTTCATATTTCGATAATTTGAATATAAATATATAAATAATTTATATACATTATAATGAATAAAAATTTGATAACAGTATTAACAATTGCTAGATCTGGATCTAATTATTTTTGCGATTTTATAGAAAAAATATTTGAAAATATTAATGTAAATTATGAATTATTTAATAAAAATAATTGTTATGCTAATAAAAAAATAAAAAATAAATTAATTGAAATATATGAAAATGAAAAGTTAAATGAAGAAATTATAAATGATCCATTTAAATTATTAACACATATTTCAGATATTTGCGAAGAAAATAATATTTTGTTTAAATTATTTTTAGATCATTTAAATGAAATAGAAACTGAAAATATACTATCAAAATCATCATTTGTTATTATTTTGAAAAGAAATTATTTAGATAGTTTTATATCAAATGAAAAAGCATTGAAATTAAATAATTTTTCATTAATTTCTACAACATATGAAAAAATCTTGTTTAATTTTAAAATATATGAAAAACAAAAAAAATATTTTGAAAAACTTTATGAAAAATATGAAAATTTTATTAAAGAAAATAAAATTCCATATGTAATAATAAATTATGAAGATTTTCATAAATTAAATTTGGAACAACAAAAACAATATATGAAACAAATTTTTGATGAAAAAATGCCAGAAAATAATATTATATTAAAAGATAAAATAAATAAATTATTTTATACAAAACAAGATACATCTCATTCTTATAAAGATAAAATAATTAATTACGAAGAATTTGAAAATTATTTTTCACATATCTTTTAAACTGTATCATAATAATTATTCGTTTTTTTTAAATTATTTAAATTTTTTGAAAATCCAGAATGAGAAAATCCATATATTTCTTCTGCATTTTTACCAATTAAATAATCTACATATCCACATTCATCATAATTAAAATCTGCAAAATCTTTTTCATTTTTGTATAAAATATTTGAATATTCAGATAATGGTTTTAACATTAATTTTTTGTCATATAATGTTTCAATACAACTTGTGCAAATATAAATAGGCATTTTTTTTTTAAACGGAATATTTTTTATTAATGTATCCAATAAAGGACAAATAAATGGTTTATTTTGTTTCAATAAGAAATTTTCCCAATCTTTTTCATATCTATAGTGAATGAAATTATATTCACTGCAATTTATTTTTTCATTTATTTCATTATATTTATCCATTATTTTTTTGGATGGTTGAATAAAATCATGTATCATATATTCATTATATTTATAATCAATATAACTCCAACAACCACCACCAATTATTATATATTCTTTTTCACAATTTGAAATAATATTACAAATATTATTTTTTATATCATTCAAATAATTTTTGTAATCAGAATTATACAATTTTCCATTTATTTTATCTGTAAAAAAATCATATGTATTATTATCATTTATTTTATTTTTTATTTCATTGTAATTTATAAAATTATCATAAATAGAAAATACATTTATATCAAATAAATTATCAATATCATACTTTCTATAAATAGTAGGATTTTCTTTTGGTCTACACGTTGATTGATTAAATGTAAATTTAAAATTATGTTTATTACAAAATTGAATAGCCGAAATAATATTTTTTTTTTGATCACTTAATCCTCCTATTGCATCAAATATAAGAATCTTGTTATTCATTATAATATAATTTTGTATAAGTTATTATATATTTTATAACAACTTATAAATTCTCTATAATTATTTTTCTCAATTCATCATTAAAATATTGATAAGAGAACCTTGTTTTATCCATGTCTCGTAAATAATAATGCGTTTTAATAATCAATCCTAAATCCTGCGATTTTTTTTCAGCATCTTCATAATTTGTGAAATAAAACGGATAATCTTGCCCAAGATATTCAATAATAGACGGATGATTCACAGTCAAAATTGGTGTACAATTTACAATACATTCTAACAGAATATTATTCGCTACACATGAATAAACATCAAAAAAAACAATATTATTAGAGAAAATACGATCATAATCTTCCTTTTCCAAATATTCGCTCAGTCGTGTATTCCATTTTGTAAGCAAATATTTTTCTTCATTATCAGTAAAATCATCTCTATTTTTTTCAAGGTTCTCTTTTTTCATATTCATATTCATGTTCATATTCATATTCATATTCATATTCATATTCATATTTATATTTTGAATAAGATCACTGTTAAAAATTTCATCTTCATTTAATAGTCCAATAGTTTTGCGTATTTCATTTGCAATATATTTTACAACATGCAGCCCTTCATTCTTTTTTATTACAATCGTTTTATTACAAGACAATTTCAAGAAAACGTCATATTTTCGCAACCACCATCCAATAAAAAAAACAGATTTATTTGTATTTTTCATATAGTTTTCAAGAGAGAACATATTTGTTTTGTAAGTAATTTCTAATGGGTGATATAATGTTTTTATAATACTGTCTGGCAATAATTCATTTCGTTCAATAAATTTTAGATGAAAATCAGACAATGTAATTAAAACACGAAGGTTCTCTTTTTCTTCCAAAAAATCGCCATTATTTTCTAGTAATTGAAAAGTATCATGTGTCTTAAACCTTTCATATAAATCACATGGCAAGTCATATAATGGCGGATCGTGTATAAATGAAATAAAAGGCAGCAAATATTTCGGTTGGTTTTTATTATTCCAAATATACTTGCGTTCTAACCATTCATCAAAAATAATATATTTCATTTTGCAATATTTCATTTGTACCTTATATTTTATATTTTCTAAATAATGAGTTTTTGCTGACAAATAATCATCTAGTCTATATTCCAATGCATATGCGATCCATTCAAAATCTGGGTTATCTAAATAAAATTTGTCGAACAAAACATTTTCATAATAATTCTGACTTACAAAATTGGAAATTACATTTTTCCAACCATAACGATGAATTCCAAAAGAATCCTCTTTGATAGAATTACATAATAATAATCTATAAGGCGGAACATATAGATCATCTATTTTATCCTGTAAGATTTCAATTGCATTAAGCTCAAATTTTTTGTAATAATTATAATTTATTTTTTCTCTATTATCTAAACATCTGATATTTTCATTGTAATATTTTATGATATTTGAAATACGATTTTTATAAATAAATTCGTTTACACTACTATAATGTTTATCAAACCGTTTGTATTCATCAAAAATATACATGTAAATAGTGTATTTATTATTCATTATAATATAATACAAAATATTATAATAAATCTATAAAAACGTACATCTAGACAACCCATGTATAAGGTCCTGATCCACACACACTAACAGAAGATTTTGAAGGCTCAACGTCAATTGCAAGACGTTCTCCATAAACAATCCAGAAAAATTTGGAATTTTTCCCATAAACATTGAAACGATTTCCAGAAACTTCAGTTGTTTTCAAAATATTATATTGGTCTTTTGTTGATTCATCATAAATTTGCGTAATATGAACAGTGAAATTTTTTGCCAATTTATCTACATAATCTGGTAATACAATTGTAACATATTCATCATTTACAATGACAGCTTTTCCGCGATAATAAACGCCTGCTTCAGGTCCTTCTAAACATGCATGGACAAGAAATTTTTCATTGTCTTTTGGATGATCAATTACAAATGTTTTTGATGTATTATATGTTACTTTTTGCATACTTGGATCATACATAACTACACGCGAATTATTTGTACCAGTTGGAGCTAAATGAGAGAATGATAAACCATTTTTGTTGTTTATATTTATATTTTTGGACATATTTATATATTATATATATATAAATATATAATGAGCGAAAAAGATTGTATGAAAACAATATGTAAATTGGCATTAGAAAAATCTGATAAATTTAGTAAAGACATTACAGATATACTTGAAAAAAATATTGAAAAAAATGAAAATAAACCAATGCCAAACAAATGTAAATTAGATAAAAATAAAAACAAACTCGAATGTGATGAAAAAGAAAGGAAAAATAAAATCAATGAAACAAAAAAAATTATAAAAAAATTACGTTCAAAAACATATAAAAAACATATGGATAAAATTGTAAAAAAAAGATGCAGAAAAACATATTGTAATAAAGGTTGCAAGGGAACCATTTTAGAAGAAGGCAATGGTTCTCAATTACCAAAATCTATTAAAGTAGAAAAAGAATTGAAAAAAATTTTTCAAGAAAATAGAAAAAAAATATTTGGAAATAAAACGAATGTATTGAAAGACAATTTTTACGAAGGACTAAAACCTTCTGTAATAAAAAAATTACAAAATGAAGGCGCGATATCAGGATGTATTACAAAAATAATTGAATTAAAATAATAAAAATAATAAAATATAAAAATATAATAATTTACAGAGTAAAAAATATCATTGCACATCCGGCTCCACCACCACCAGGTGTTACATAATTATCTGTAAGACCATTATCTGCGCGATTCATAACTTTTCCTCCTCCACCTCCATAATATCCTCCTCCTCCTCCTCCACTTGCACAACTAGAATATTTACCTCCAGGTTTTCCACCAAATCCTCCACCAAATCCTCCATCTCCTCCATATCCAGTAGTTCCATTCAAGCCTGATGGAAGAGGACCTGTCCCGATATAAGATCTAATAATAGGACAGCCTGCACCACCACCGGTTTGAGATGCCTGACCATTTTGCGTATTATCATAACCATCTATATTACTATTATTATAGTGTGAAAAATTATTATAATTGAAAGCACTTTTACCACCATCATTAGTATCAATAACACCACTACCACTTGAACTTGACTGATTCTTAGCACAACTAAAGCTACCTCCAGATCCTCCAGCTCCTCCAACAACTTTATACATTATATTCATATTTGGTGAACCATAATATAAATTTGTATATGTATTTTTTAAATTAGGATCTGCATAATAAGGTTCATTTCCATTCATTATATTTGACATTTGTGAATTATATATTCTATAATTCGGAAGTGCTGTCATTTCTGTTACTGTAGTTGACCCATTTAATACTTTCAATGTTGTATTTCCTGGATTTGGTTGACCATATTGCCAAGGACCGACTACAATTATATTGAATTTGTATGATGTTGTTGCTGTAAAAGGAGTTTTATAAACAGTAATTTGTCCACCGCCTCCCATTTTTGAAAAATCAGGATTTTGTTTCAGATTACTCGTTGGATCAGTATCAGTATCACTCTTACTATTTAAGAAAAAATTTGCACCAGGTCCTCCTGTTCCCACTAAAAATATTTGTTTAACGTATATTGTTTTATTTGGTACAACATTAAATTGTCCTATTCTAAATCTTATCATGTAAGTAACATTATCACTCATTAAAATTGGCATATCATAACCAAGAGTATTATAAGCATTACTAGGTATTCCAGTAGAAATAATAGTAAATGGATTAGATGAAATATAAGTAGCATTACGATATAAAGGGAATGGATTTATAGAAGGATTCAATGTACTTTTTGGAGGTAAAGTCCAATTAGGAGGTAAAGTACCATAACCTTCTTTATATGGATGATATGAGGATAAATTATTATTTACAAAATATTTATTTAAATACAAAACTACTAAAACAATCAAAATAATAGATAAACTAATTATTAAGAAATTCATTAAACTTTTTTTAATATATTTCATATATATATACATGAAATATATTAAAAATAATTGAATTAAAATAAATACGTTTAATAATTACTAGCTAATTGACTAATATGCACAACTTTATGACTTCCATCTAATTTACGCACTGGCTCCCATTTTTTAAACTTAATATTCCATTTACATTCTATTTGCACTTTTTTCTCCAAATCCACATATTTATCGCACGCCACATCTTCAAAATCTTCTTCATCATCGCTCTCTTCTATTGCGTCCAAATTCGCGTTTTCCTTTATTTTCCTGAAAATAGAATTCATATACATACTCGACTTGTAATTTGCTATGTAAGCAACTCCACAATAAACCAAATCTTTGTTTCTACCATATGCATATAAATGATATACATCATATTGCATGTCTGCCATAACTATAAAAACAGTCAAATTCCTATATTGTTGTTTGTGCGAATCTAACCTAATTTTTGGATTTATTTGTGTTGGTATGCTAACAGATGATTTTGTCAATCCAATACTACTACCAAATGCAGTAGGACCTGCCAATTTACGTGTAGGCATAATATTAAAAAATGGTCCAGCAACGTTGAGACATCTGTATTGAATATGATGTACAGTATAAGGCATATTTTTCGACCATTTTTCAGGGATTTCATAAATTGCTTCATAATCCGCTACAGAATTATTTATTTGCCACATTATAGGTAAATTAATACATATATCACCCAATTTGGGTGCGTAATTTCTGAAAAATGTGTCTATGAAACCTAGTTTCTCCGAAAAAAGTAAATTTCTTGTAGGAATTCCGCAAAAATAAAATATATCATCTGTCAAAAATACTGGTATATTTGTATTTTGTATCGGGTTATCTAGAATTGTTCCGTATAATAGTGTGCCTTTTGCATAATTAATTGGAACTTGCATTGAAGAAACCGATATTTTTCCGGCTTTTTTTTCGCGATTTAATTCTATTATAAAACATACATTTTTATCACCGTAAAAAGTAAACCATGCAAAGCATTTACGACCTACAGGAATTGCCATACAAACATTGTATTCTGAGGAAACTTTCTTATGAGGATGTGTTTCATAGGAAAGTTCAATATTAGGAAATCGCTGCATAAGCTCATGGATTTGATATGAAGTGAGTTCGTGCATAACAATCTATTATATCTCTTAGCAAATGTCTATATTGTTTCATAGAATAAATTTATTGATTTATTTCATTAATAAATTGTTCTAATTCTGTTTGCATATCAGCTTGTAATTCGGGAGTAATTTGTGTTTGTTTTTCTATAGTTTGTGTTAATTCTTGAATAATAGATTTATATTTTTCTGTGTGAATATTGACTAAATCTCTTTTTTTTTCTTTGCTAAATTTATTCAAAAAATAATTCCATAAAGAATGTCCAATCCATATTACAATAATAGATAGGACAATTTGAAAAATCCATGTCCACATATATGGTGAAGATAGATTGATATTAATTAATAAAAACGCAATTATTTTCTGGATTTTCTTCTTTTCGATCTTCTTTTTTTACGTCTACCTCCCATTTGTTGACGAGGTTGTTGAGATGGATCTTGTTGAGATGGATCTTGTTGAGATGGATCTTCTTGATATTGTTGTGATTCGGCAGGTTGTTGTGATTGACTTGAAGAAGACTGTTTTTGATCAATTAATTCTTGAATTTTATCTATTTTTGGTTGTATTTCAGTAGTACATTTATTTTGTTGTTCTTTTAAATTTTCAATATTTTTTTGTAAATCTTCAATTTCATCACCAGGTGTTTTTGGAGAAAATATTTTTGGTATTCCCCATTCCTCATTTGGATTATTTGGATCCTTCCAAAACAACCATCCTCCTCTTTTTTTCAAAGTTTTGCCACCTTTTTTTTTTAAATTTTTTCTAGTGTATTTTACCATTATATATTTAACGTATATATTTCTAAAGTTTTTATTTGAAAAATATATAAATACAAAACAGTAAATATACTAATATGCCAATTATTATAATTATTGAAAAATCCGGTACTATTAAAGAACTAAATATTAAATCTTACAATGAAGACGAACTTTATAAAAAAGCCGGATTCAAAGTAACAGAAGGATTCATATGTCAAACAATGTGGAAAGTTGAAGTAAATTCTTTAAATTACAATATTTTATTATATGCTAAATCTAAAGGGCGCGCCGGACAAGAAAACAAATATGATTTTCCGCCGCCAGTAGACAATGCACTTTACTTTGGTAGTTGTATTCTTGTCAGCATAAATGATTCAAATGTTTCACAAGATCTTACAGCGAGTCTTTGGGAAAAAATATATGAAAAATTATTTGGAGGATTTGAAGATATTGGTTCAGAAGACAGTGGTGAAAGTGAAGATACTGAACCTGATTTGCCTCGTACAAAGAGTGGATATGTAAAAGATGATTTTATTGTAGACAGCGATGATCTTAGTGAATACTCTGATGCTAGTGAAAGCGAAGAAGAATTTATTGAGAAAAAGAAGGGGAAAAATGTGAAAAAAAACAATAAATCTAACGATAAATCTAGTGATAAATCTAGTAAAAAGACTACAGTTTTTGAAGCGATTGAAACAAATGAATCAGTTAATGTGCCTACAGAATTAAATTGTACAACTGAATTAGTTGAAGAAGAATATCTTTAAAAACTTGAATAAATAAAATGGAACATTTAGAAAAAATAAAATATATTTATATATTGTGTGGAAGTTACTTTATCCACATCAAAAATCGGATTGGCGCAGAGGAAGCGCGTTGGGCCCATAACCCAAAGGTCGGAGGATCGAAACCTCTATCCGATATATAGGTATTCAGTAGGCTAATGCCTTCCGGTAGGCGAATGCCTTATACACCAGTAGGCGAATGCCTTATACACCAGTAGGCGAATGCCTTATACACCAGTAGGCGAATGCCTTATACACCAGTAGGCGAATGCCTTATACACCAGTAGGCGAATGCCTTATACACCAGTAGGCTAGTGGTAAACTTTCTGCCTACCAAGCAGAAGTCATGGGTTCAATTCCCATCTGGTGTAATTATATACAAAATAATTTTGTATATAATTTACAAATATCTTTTAGATAATAATTTTACGAATGCATCTCTGTCAGGAAATTTATTTATATGTGGTTGGTGTAATCCACATGTATCATCATGATATATTGTTTCTACTGCAAATTTTTTTGCAATATCTATACTAGGAATATTTGATCCTTCAATTATCTTCAAATAAAAAGAAAAATAAATATCTTCGTTGTTTAAATATCTTTCTCCGAGATTTGTAATTGCATTTCTAGGACAATTTTTTACAATATCATACATTTTACAAACGTTTCTTAATGAAAGTCCTCCATTTCCTATTTCAAGAATACCAAGCCATTTAACACACCATGGTGCACCAATATAATGATATTCTAAAAAATCGTCAATATTATCTTTCAATAAAACTGTATCTACTTGAAAAATTAACGAATGTTTACATCCAATTTTTAACAATATATCCCAAAAATTAAGTGAACATAATAAATTACTATATTCATTTGATGATAAATTTGAAACTTGCATACGAAAATAATTTACATTTTTCCAATTTTTCAATTCATTATGTAAAAATATCTCATTTTCTGTTCCATGAAATATAATAAGTCCCCACCCCTTATTTTGTAATAAATACATAAAATTTTTTATTACTGGTATTAATAATTCATGACAACGCGGCTCAATAATTACACAATATTTGTCAGTATTTTTTGGAATATTTTGAAATGATTCTGCTGACAGATTGAATTGTTCAAGATAAGATATCCATTCAGTTGTATCCATTATATTTTCTATATTCTATATTCTATGTTTTTTATATAATAAATAAGTTTTTCCAGAATGAAGAATATATTGAAGAAAAATAATATTTTTTCTTAAATAAAATATAATCCATCTTTTCAATTAGAAAAACATATGAATATAAAATAAATAAATCATTACTTATAAAAGGTTCCGAACAATTCATTATTATTATATGTATAATATTAAATATTCATCAAAGTATTACATAAAGTACTTGCATTTGGAGAACCTAATCCTGTAGCAACATCAAATTTTGCACCACTATTGTACAAAGTCATACCTGTAGTATTTGTCCCACCAATATTTCCTAAATCACTGCCAACAGTAATATCATAAAATACACTAGAATATAATGTATTATTTGTATAAATAGTTTTATAAAGATATGTCTGTAAATGATTAGCAGGTGTAATATAAGCAGAATTTGTAGCAACGTTTGGCGTAGTAGTATAAACCGTTGTCAATGCACTTTTTCCAGAATTGAACCGCATTTGATTTGCTAAAGAGAGAACCCCTGCAAAAAGAGGAGTAGAAACGGATGTTCCTCCAACACCATACCAATTTCCATTATATACAGTATAAACACACGTATTACTGTCAGCAATCATTGCCAAATCTGGAATAACTCGGTTATTATGTGTAATTGTGCTAACACCTACTTGATAATTGGGCTGCGAAATAATGCTAGAATATCCACAACCAGCCGATGACCACGCATATTCGGTTCTATTTGGCGTCGCAGTAGGCGTCCATATAAGCGATGTACCACCTACAGCCACACAATTTGACGATGTCGCTGGCCAAGACACAGTGTTTGAATCGCCACTTGCAGCGCAATAACATACCGATGTATTTGTAAATATAGAGTTATAGTTAGTCAATTGTTTGTTTTCATCTTGTCCCCAAGACATAGTAATAACATCGGCTTTTATTGTATTTGACGCATATGTCACAGCATTTGTCAAATCTGTAAGAGAATCCGATTTCGCCTCAACTACCCATATATTTGCGTTAGGATTCATTGTACATACCATTTGCACATCTAAACATTCTTCCTGTGCCCAACCAGCGTTTTGTTTTGCTCCAGGCGCAGTATATATATTTATAGAAGGCGGTCTAGAATTTGCGCCAAAATTAATTGGATTCTGCCAATAAGTAAGTAAATCGGCTTTCAAATTAGGATATGTAAACGCAATAATAATTGCAATAGTTACTTTTTTCGCGGAACCACTAATATTTACTGTTGGCACATTGTATAAATTTCGTAATTGAGATCCACTAAAATATTGCGGGGGTATTGTAGCGATCGAATTAGACGAAAAATTAGGTGAAACATAAGGCTTGAAAAATGTTTTTGCCTTTGGTTCTTCTTTTTGTGATTGTTGTTGTGATTGTTTTGTTATTATAATATTTCTGTAATTATCAGTAAAAAATAATTTCATTATATAAAATAAAATTATTTTATAAAACACATATAATTATATCATTTTTTATTACACCTTTGCACATTCTAAATACCGACCTTTATGTCGGCATTTGTGAATGCGCTTAGGTAACTGTTACTTTGCTACTGATAAATTATCTTTTATATCCGAGAAATCGCATTTGGCTATTTAAAAGTGCAAAGATGTAAGACAATTTTTAAATGATAAATTTTCATTCATAATATTTTGTATTTCTGTTTGTATTCTTAATTCTTTGAATAGATCATTTTTATCATGAAAAATATCTGTTAAACTTTTAGGTATATTTTCAAAACCATAAATTTTTAATAAACAAGTCCATATTTTAAGATCATGTTTTAATTCATTTTTTGTTTTACCTAAATATTCTTTTGTTCTATTTTCTTTTTTAATTTTATCTTTTTTTTTAATTTTATTTACTTTTAATAATTCATTACTTTTTCTTTCACTATCAGGTGAAAGTGACAATGAACCTGTAATATATTCACCATCAATTTCCTTTAAAATTTTATCTGCTGTTTCAGGATCATATGATTCTTTATTTTTTAAAATTTCTTGAATTTGGTCTTCACTCAAAATATGGCGAAATCTTGGTATATATTCTTGTAATTTTGGTTTCCAATTTGGAGATAAAGATCTTATTTTTCTACTTTTTGATTTTGTTTTTTTTGCTAATTCTTCTGATTTTGCTTTTAGTATTGTTTTTCTTGTTAGCATTCTTGCAATTTCAGATGCCCATTTTTTTTGTCTATAAGTATTAGTACTAGGTTTAGGTTTAGATGTTGTCAATGATCTCGGCATATATATTTATATTTTATTAAAAGAAAACAAATAAAGAAATTGATTTAAATCTGCTAAAAGTTCATCGCGAATATTAAGTAAATCAGAATCTTGTGAATCATCGAAATAAATATTCATATCCGTCAAAAATTTGCGATATTTCAATAATTTCTTTTTAAACTCATCTTTTGATTGCATATCCAATAAATCTATGCGTTTTTCCAACATTTGAATTCGACTCTCGTCTTTACCTAAAAGTACTTCAACAAATCTATCAACATTTTCTTGCATTTTTCCATATAGTTCGTCAGTAGCTTTATGTTGAGAATATGATCTTGTTTTCCAATGATATAATTTTATCATATTTAACATTTCTAAAAATATGCTTACAATATGAGATTTATCGTTTTTTTTAATTGAATGTTTTTCTGTTGATACATTTTTCAAGGTTCTCTTTTTATTATTTTTTGATTGTGTATTTTTTTTCTTATAAAGAGAACCCCTCCTTTTTTTATTGTATGTGTTTGGCATATTTATATAATATATATAAAAATTGAATAACATTTTTTATCAATTACAGAATTTACATAATTCCAATAATCTGTTAAAATGATTCTGACACGCTATCTATATTCGAAATCAGCAGTTATTGCATCTTTAAAGACTGCAATTCAAGAAGGAGATAAAAATAAAGCGCTTTTTTGGGCATACGAACTCTATCGATCCGGGTTTCAAACAGAGGTAATTCAATTATTGTTCTCCATTTTCGATGAATCATATTATAAATTCAAAAATCTGAGAAAATGCATACAAAAAAAATACGAAAAATGGAAAGAGGATTACAAGGAATATCCAACTTTTGTAGGCACTTTTGTTATAAATATGATTGCTAGGAATCATATGTTACAAGATTTAAAACCCGAATCTAACAATGTCATTAGTATTGTTTGCGCGAATGTTGACGAATTTGACACAAAACCAATCGAAAAACCTTCCAAATATTTGCAATTATGCTGCAAATATCCTACGGTGGGCGGTGATTCTGATAATATATTTTGTCATACAAGATCACAAACACAATGGATATATTATGCATCATTTAGCCCTATTTGGAATATGCGCCTCCAAAAATATGGAGCTAAAGTTGATCATTTGCTAAAAGATGTTGTGTTTGATGATGATGACCAATTTGAGGTATTTATGGAAAAATTCGGATTTGAACCGGATGAACAACCGCTAAGTATTCAGAAATATTGCTTGGGAATTTTGTAAATTATTTCACAAAAAATATATGAAAAATCTACAAAAAATAGTTAGGCTAAAAAAAATTACATAGAAATATGTAATTTTTTATTTTTTGAATAATTGAAGATCCATCGAATACCTTACTAAAAGAATATATACGATAGTGTGCAATATTAATCCAAATAAAGTAGGGCATCCATTTGTAGAAACTTGTCCTAATTTCAACCAATCTCCAAATATTTTTTGAGTTATTTTATATGTGTAAGGATTAACTACGAGAATAAAAATAAACGCAGAAAAAATCGTAATTTGCCATTTTTGAGTACTAGATGCCATTATATATAATATAAATAAAAAGAATTATTGATGTTTTATAATTTTTCATTTAGATCAGTCTAATAAAATTGATTATTAATTAACATAAATATTTATTCTTTATAATATAAAAATCATGAATATATTTACAATGAAAACTCTTTATAATACAACTGTTGGCACAGGCAGGAAGAAACAATGGTCAATTTGCGTTTTAGAAAATGGACCAAAATCATATACTATAAAAACATCACATGGAATTGTTGGAGGAAAAATGATAAATCATGAAACCATAATTACTGAAGGCAAAAATATTGGAAAAAAAAATGAAACTAGTCCTAAACAACAAGCGATTCTTGAGGCTGAAAGAGAATGGACAAAAAAAAATAGACAGGGATACAATTGTAGTGAGAATACAGAGTCTAACACAAATACAGAAATAAAAAATGACAATGTTCTCACAGGAATAAAACCAATGTTAGCAACCGAATTTGTGCAATCTTCATCATTATCATATCCAGTATATATTCAGCCAAAATTAGATGGAGTTCGATGTCTTGTATACATTGGTCCAGACGGAAAATTAATATTTCAATCAAGGCAAAATACTATTTTCGAGACTGTTAAACATTTACAGTGTGATTTATCCATTATTTTCGACAAAATTTCAGAATTTGGAAATGCACAAAAATTTATATTGGACGGCGAACTTTATATACATGGTAGACCTTTCAATGAAATTACAAGTATGGTTCGCAAATCTAATCATATCGATGCATCACAATTACAATATCATATATACGACTGTTTATTCTTAGATAAATTAGACCTAAAATTCAATGAAAGAAACATAATTTTACATGAATTATCGAAATCAAATAAGTCTCCTAATATTGTATTTGTTGAAACAGAAACTGCAAATTCATTAGATGATATTGAGCATTTTCACACACATTATACTACTCTTCAAAATCCATATGAAGGAATTATGATACGTAAAATAAATTCGCAATATAAACAGCAAAATCGCTCTAAAGACTTACAGAAATACAAGAAATTCTTTGACGAAGAATTTGAAATAGTCGATTTCAATGAAGGTACTGGTTCTCATTCTGGGACACCAATTTTCGTGTGTAGGTCCAATATAAATCCAGATAAAACATTCAAAGCGACCATGCAGGGTACTATTGAATCTCGCAGAAAAATAATGGAAAATATTGAAGAATATATCGGTAAAATGCTAACAGTAAAATATCAGGAAAAATCAGTTGAAGATGGTATCCCGCGTTTTCCTGTTGGCATTGAAGTTCGCGATTATGAATAATATATTTGCATAATTTGATGCAAATATATTAATTTTTTTTAGACATTTTACATTCAAATACACCGACCCTTGCGGTCATCGAAGTGGTGAATATAATTCGGTGTAACTTAGATATTCCAGTATGTTGAACCGGTGTTGACAGAACCAGTAGGACGAGACTGATGAACAGTACCAGTGAAGCACAATGTTTGGTAACTCTTTAATTTTGTGCAGTGTCCCTTAGCAACATTATTACCAAAAGCAATATTGGTTCTCCATCCACGACCAATAATATAAGGGAAACCAGCTTTCTTGTTTCCACCTCCTTGATTGATATCTGTACGGGCATTAGAACCCATTTGATATTTATTAGCTCTAGAAAACATTGGCGGCATTCGATTAATATATAATGACTAAATATTTTTCTGTTGGCATTTAATAGATTTTATTATAAATAATTTACTAAAAGATATAAAAACTTGCTTACATATATATTAAGCCACATTGCTTCATTTTATTGAATTTGAATAAAATGAACACTATACAAAACACTATTTATAATGAAGAGGACATTTATATCAAGAAAAATGAAAATGGATCCGAAACATATATTTTTGATCCATTCAATCCGCTAAATAAAGAAATAACTAAATCGGAAATTGAACAAATATTGCGAAAATACGGAATTAATTTGCCAATAACAAATTTCAATCTTTACAAGCGGGCATTTATTCATAGGTCTTATTTAAAGAAACCGCATATTGAAAATGAACAAAATAATATTATTGTTGCAGACCGTCCTCAAAATTGTCTTCCTCTAAATACTAAATCTAATGAGAGATTGGAATTCGTTGGCGATGGTGTTCTCGAATGTATTACTAAATTCTATTTATACAGGCGTTTTCCTAAAGAGCAGGAAGGATTCATGACAGAAAAGAAAATAGCTCTAGTGAAAAATGAGGCAATCGGTAAATTGGCTTTAGAAATCGGCTTACATAAATGGTTCATTTTGTCTAAACATACTGAAACGAAACAAACAAGGACTAATTTGAAAAAATTGGGATGTCTTTTCGAATCTTTTATTGGCGCAATGTTCTTAGATTTTAATAAGCTCGATGTGAAAGATGATGATGAATGGTTCAAAAATGTTTTTCAATGTGGTCCAGGATTTCAAATGGTGCAGATTTTCGTGGAAAATGTATTTGAAAAACATGTGGACTGGATGAATTTAATACAAAATGATGACAATTATAAGAACATATTGCAGGTGCGAATTCAAAAAGAATTCAAAGTAACTCCGCATTATATGGAAGTTACTGAACATAATGCAGACACTGGGTTTCATATGGGCGTGTATCTGTGTCTAGGACAACCTGTATTTGGTCTCACGCATTTCGATTCAATATCTGTAAGCAAGTTTAGATCATTTGCTGACATACATCAATATATGTCTTTGAATAGTCGTGTGTTTTTATTTATGGGTGAAGGTAAACATAAGATTAAGAAAAAGGCTGAGCAAATTGCATGTGATGAAGCAATAAAACAATTGTCTACGTATTAATATTGATAATAATGATAATAATAAATTTTTAGTCGTATATATTTTGAAACAAATATATATAATTAATATAAATATGGATTTTCAATTGGATAATTTGGAAAAAAAAAATCCAGCAAAAAAAAAAGAAAGAGTACGTATTTTTTTCGGTAAAGAATTAGAAAGTCTTCAACCAATTGCTGATACAGAAGGTCAACTTCAAACTGAAGACGAAGATGGCAACCCGATAAATATTCCATCAACTATTCCACGTATGAAAATTATTGACAAACGTCGTAAAAGAAAAATACAAGAAAATGAAGAAGAATCATCTACTGAATATTTGCCTACAGATAGAAAAGGTATTTTGGCAAAATTAAATTTACAAGATGTAGTCGAAGAATTAAAAACGCAAAGTCAAGGAAGGGTGCTTACAGAATCTGATTTAACTGCATTAATAAATAAAAAAGGTGTAAAATTTGCAGAACAACAACAACAACAAGAAGAATATGAATCTCTATCAGAAGTCCTATCAAATGCAAAAAAAGATGCAAATGAAGATGAAGAAGATTCTATGAAACAAGCCGAAGAAGATTTGAATAAAGATGTCAAAGTTTTGGAGGAAGGAGACAATGAACTTCAAGAAGAACCTAAGGTAAAAATTATTAAGGCGGTAAAAATTACACCCAAAGCCAAAAAAGTATTAGATGAGGCTGTTGGCAAAATCGACCTAAAAACTGTGAAAATTGGCGAAAAAATTGTTGCATCTAGATTACCTCAAAAAAAACGTTATGCAGTCCGTGTTTCAGATTATTATATGAATAATCGCAAACTCTATATTCAAAATCTCGCACAAATGTTCAAACCATATCGCGACGAAATTATGCAAAAAACAGACAAAATTACATGCGATTCTCTGCGCGAAATAAAAGTCGATTTCGATTTACTTACACATCAAAAGGTCGTTCGCGATTATCTCAATTTATTCACGCCATATCGCGGTCTCCTCCTTTATCACTCTCTAGGTTCAGGCAAATCATGTAGCAGTATTGCTATAGCAGAAGGCATGAAATCGCAGAAGAAAATCGTGCTTATGACCCCTGCATCTCTTAAAATGAATTTTTTCAATGAACTCAAAAAATGTGGCGACCCACTTTACAAGAAAAACCAATTTTGGGAATTCGTATCTATAGAAGGCAAACGCGATTTAATACCTGTGTTAGCACAAACACTCGGATTAACACAGAAATATATTCGCGAAAATAAAGGAGCATGGCTAACAGATATTTCTAAACCATCTAATGCCGCGCAACTAAGTAGCGCAGATCAAGAATCGCTTAATGCACAAATTGATACAATGATTCGCGCCAAATATTACGACATAAATTACAATGGTATGAATAAAAAGAAATTGCGCGAAATGACCAAAAATGGGTCAATTAATCCTTTCGATCATTCAGTAGTAGTAATTGACGAAGCGCACAATTTTGTAAGCAGAATTTGCAATAAACTGAAAGACTCGGCCTCAATATCATATAAATTATACAATTATTTGATGGATGCCACAGATGTACGTGTTGTACTTGTTTCAGGAACTCCTATTATTAATTATCCAAACGAAATAGGGGTTCTCTTCAATATTTTACGTGGTTATATAAAAACATGGATCTTTAATTTACAAAGTACAACTACAAAAAAAATTAATCTGGAATTTATTTTAGACCTTTTTGAAAAAAATGGATTCAATACATTCGATTATGTTCAATATAGTGGTAATATGCTAACAATAACTCGTAATCCATATGGATTTATAAATAATTATCGCAGAAGAGGCAGTTTTGGTGGTTCAAAAACTAAAACGAAAAAACAGACAAAACAAAAAAGAGAACCTATTAAAGAAGTAAAAAAAGAATCTAAAAAACGAACACGAAAAAATAAATCGAATAATGATGACGAAATATACGAAATAAAAGATGGTGTTCTTATTAGAAAACCATTGAAAGAAATTCCGCTTACATATGAAGAAACAAGTGAATATGGTCACGAAGTCGAAGAAGATGTACATAAAGGAGGCGCGAATGAATTGGAAGATTACTCTGGTGTTAGATTAGATGATACCGGAAATATTAGTGACGACGATTTTCAAAGAGAAATAATTCGTATTTTGGCAAAACAAGGAATTCGCGCTATTATGCAAGAATCTGAAGAAAATAAATTGACAAAAACGAAAGCGAAAGCCAAAACCAAAGGTTTGAAAGACACAGGCGAAGAAGATGTACCTGTTAGCACTTTTATTCCTCCTACAAAATATAAATGTTTACCCGATAATTCCAAAGATTTTTTAGACACATTTGTAGATATCAATGGTACTATGACAAATACAGATATGTTCAAACGTCGTATTTTAGGTTTGGCGTCTTATTATCGTAGTTCGCAGGAACAATTGATGCCTCAATTTGTAATGACCGATCACAATGAACCATATTATAAAATAATAATAGATATGAGCGAATTTCAGTTTGGATATTATTATAAGATTCGTAAAGATGAATTGGATAAAGACAAGAAAAGGAAAAGGAAAAAGAAGGCGCCTGCCACAAATGTTAAAGATATAATTGAAGATAAAGTGTCTTCTAGTTACCGTATTTTTTCGCGTTCTGCTTGTAATTTTGCATTTCCGGACGAATATCCTCGTCCAATGCCAGATAAAAAAATTTTGACAGAAGACGATTTCAATGCTGTAACAAAAGAAATGCGAACAAAACGCGACGATTATATTGAAGACGATGAAAATGTGGAGGAAGTTGAAACATTAGACGACGATGAAGAAGGCGAAGGCGATGATCCAACGCCGACTTATTTAAAAAGAATAGAAGATACGTTGGAAAAATTGAGATATGATCCATTGCATCCTAGACCACAAGAATTCTTGACATTGGAAGGTCTTGAAAAATATAGCCCTAAATTTTTGCGCATATTAGAGAATATACAAGATGAAGAGAATGAAGGCTTACATATGTTATATAGTCAGTTCCGTACTATAGAAGGTATTGGTCTTTTCCAACTTGTTTTGGAAGCCGCCGGTTTTGCTCAAATGAAAATTCGGAAAGTCGGTGATTCATGGGAATTGGATGAACAACCAGAAGACTTCGATAAACCCAAATTTGTCCTTTATACTGGAACAGAAACGAAAGCGGAAAAAGAAGTTATTTTGAATATTTACAATAGTACATGGGATTTTATTCCACCAGAAATGGCGGCGAAATTGCGGCAAAGACATGCCAATAATCATCGCGGCGAAATTGTGAAATTGCTCATGATCACTTCGTCGGGCGCAGAAGGTATCAATTTACGTAATACGCGATTTGTACACATAATGGAGCCATATTGGAATAATGTACGTATTGAACAGGTTGTTGGTCGTGCTAGACGTATTTGCAGTCATGAAGATTTACCAGAAGAAATGCGAACAGTGAAAGTGTTTATGTATTTAATGCAATTTACAGAAAAACAGCGCAAAGATGACAAACATATTCAATTAATGATCAACGATATTAGTAGGATAGATCCTGCAAAAGCTATTACAACGGACGAATCTTTGCTCGAAACTGCGCAGATTAAACAGCGGCTTAATATGCAGATTTTGAAAGCAGTGAAGGAATCGGCGATGGATTGCAATGTTTATATTGGCAAAAACAATGAAGAGAACTTGGTATGTTATGGATATGGTAAAGTTAATTCTAATCAATTTGGTACATATCCTACATTGGAGATGGATAAGGCGGAAAAAGTCGAGCAGTATGCTGTGAAAACGAAATTAGTTACGCGTAAAATAACGGATCAAAAAACGGGAATCGATTATGCACTTAATCCGAAAACAGGTGATGTCTATGATTTGGATAATTTAGACGTAGTTATTGGGAGGTTAGTGAAATATGATACGCGTGATAAACGCGGATTGAAAAAGACAGAATTCAATATTGAATTCTTGAAAGCATGAAATTAACAAGTATTAAAATATATTTAGTATATATATACTATGGAATTCTGTACTCCAACAATTATAAATATATTACTAGGTATTATTTCATTAATTTCAATGATTTTCTATGGAAGTGGATGGTTATCCATCATTGTATATATTATATGGATAATTTTGTGGACATTTTTATTGAATTATTTATGTAGTATCAACTGGAATTGTTTAGCATGGATTTTAGTATTACTTCCATTTGTATTATTTTTTTTATTAATTATATTTTTCATTGAAATATTCATGTTTGCAGCTATTACTGGTAATGGAAGTTTGATGGCGAATGGAATCATGGATGGTGGAAATTGGACAATGATGCAAACACCACAACCATTAAATTCATATGATTAGTTATAATATCATTAATTCAATATCTTTCGTTATTTTGTCTTGGTTATTGTATAATAATATTTTCACATTATTTATTTTACATATTTTGTAACTAGGAAATTTCGTATCATTTTCGTCCAAATATGGCAATTCATTAGAACAATTATCCAGAAAATTCTGGATAATTTGTTTGGTTCTAGCGTCTATTTTATTCGCACTTTCTAATTCATGGTATATTTCTTCAATATCTTCCTTTCTATTATCAAATAATTCTGTTAGCACTTTCTGTTTTTCTCCTGTTACAAAATAACCTTTGTCTGAATCATATTTATATGCAAAATTGTCATGTAAATTAGTAATTACAATATTTTTAAACTGATGATACTCACTGCAATGTGCTATTTCTACTATTCTTTCCATTGCATTGAGACGCGAATTTATTATTTGTTTCTTTTCTTTCATTGTGAGAACCTTTACAAGTTCTTCATTTCCAATATTATATATAATTTTATTGTTGTTTGTTATAGTATTCAATGAATTTGTGTTATTATTTTGTGAATTTTTTATATAACTACGTTCTTTTAGAATTTTATTAATTGCCTTGAAGGTTCTAGTAGATACTTTATTGTTAGTTTTTATAAGTTTCTTCTGTAATTCTATTATTTCATCTTTTAGTTTATCAATTATTATTTGCTTTTCATCTTCATGTTTATCTTTAACTTTTATTATACATTTTTTTTCATGGGACCATCTTGCTGTATGACTTTTATATTTTTTTTCACAATACTTACAGTTATATAGTTTATTTTCCTCATTTTTTTTATCATATTTAATAATATTTTCATTATGAAATTTTTTCTTATGATTAGATAGACTAGAAGAAGTAGAGTATATTTTGTTGCATATTTTACAATTATGTTCCATTTATAGTATCAAAATATTTTTATTTTTTAAATAATACTTCAAAAAGTGTAAAGATATATATAAAAATGAAAAGGTATATCAAAAAAAGTGAATCGTATATCAAAAAAAGTGAATCGTATATCAAAAAAAGTGAATCGTATATATTTGTAATTTTATTATCAATTATCCAAACAAATATATTTTACAATATTAAATATAAGATTATAAAAAAGTGAATCGTATATCATTTTTCCATAAATTTCAAAACGAAGAGTATTTTCAAAATACAAAAAATTCTATAAAATAAAAAAGAAGAATTATAATATTACAAGTTTTTTCTATAAAATTACATAAAAAATATCAAAAATATATTTTTTATGAAAAAATGAAATTATTAAATTTTATATATTAGAATTGTATTGATTTATATAATTCAGTAAATTTTTCCAAAAAATATGAATTTTCTTTCAAATGAACATTTTTGTCTGAAAATTCATATTTTAATGTACCATCATCTGTTGTATAATAAGAATATGGATTAAAATATATATAATTATTATTAACTGATAATTCTTCTAATAATTTATTTACTTTATTTGTATATCTAACTCTATCTTGATCACTTCCTAAAAATGGAAATGGAAAATTATTTGGCATTTTTCCATTTTCTATTTCATAATTGCTTTTTTTTGTTGGTGGTATAACACCAACTATTATTATTTTTACATCCAAATTAATTGTATTATTTTTTATAGTTGTTATATATTTATTAACTAATTGATTAATTATATCGTCTTCATTAATTCCTAAATTTATTTGTTTATTTATATGACATCTACAATCTACTTCACCATATGATAAAACAATAATATCATTTTTTTTAATAATATTTTTATTAAAATTTATTATTACGTTATCTCTACCAATACGAAACATTGTTATAGAATAGCAAAAATAATTATTATTAGGCAATTTCAAATTTTTAAAACTAAATTCTGCATGACTATCACCAAATATACGTATCATATATTATATTAATAAAAAAATTATGAAAGTAAAATATACTTCAATGTTTCAATTAAATTGTGCTAACATACTTCAATGTTTCAATTAAATTGTGCTAACATACTTCAATGTTTCAATTAAATTGTGCTAACATACTTCAATGTTTCAATTAAATTGTGCTAACATACTTCAATGTTTCAATTAAATTGTGCTAACATACTTCAATGTTGCACAGGAATTGTGCTAACATCCGCACCACATTTCGCCTTCTGTTGCTTGATATGAAAGCACGTCCCTGTCGCATCTTTATATTGAATCGCATCCACATTATCCGGCTTAGGATAAACATAAATCACTTTTTTATTTTCATCAAACACATATACAAAAAAGAATCCTACAGCTAAACTTAAAATGAAAATAGGAAAATTTATATATTTAGAAATAGAGAACTTCATATTTATTTGATATAATAATCTACATAAAATAAATGCAACCCAATTTTTTTATTTTTTACCCTTAGTCTTCTTCTTCTTCGATTTCGAAATACCAGTTTTCGCAGGCTCAATTTCCTCCAACCAATCATCCACTGTCTTAGTATCCGACAAAGGCGCAGCACCCACATTCAATTCAGGAATACGCATATCAGGACGCACACTTTTCTCCTGTTTTTCCTCACCCTCCAAAGTGAAGCTGTAAGCATTATCTCCCTTTTTCTCTAAAATAACACCTTCAGATGCCGTTTTTTTCTTGTCCAACTTACTACGCATTCTCTCTTTCTGAGACAATTGCGAAGACATACGTTGCATTGCCCCCATATCAAATTTTGCACCTTTACCCATAGCCCCTGCCATTCCCCCCAAATTACCCATATTTTTTGTCAAATTCTTCATCATTTCCTGAAACTCTTTTCCATTACCCATACCCTTCATTTTTCCCATGAGTTCGCTCGCCTCTTTCATTATTTCCTCTTTTGAAATATCACCATCCTTCATTTTCGTCTCCAATTTTGACCCCACCGTTTTCAAAAGATCCATGATTTTCTTCGGATTTTTCATAATTTTCTTGAAAACATCTTGCGTCGATTTAATATCTGTTTGGTCCCCAAACATACCCATAAATTCGCCGGACATCTCCTCTGCCAACTCTTTCGCCAACTTGCCAATTTTGCCATCAAACAATCCCTTCAAATGCTCGTGTAGACCAGCCGCATCGGGAATTCCATCAAATGAAAAATCCGATCCATCTGCATCAGCACTTGCATTCTCACCACCATCTTCACCGCTAGTGTTATCAGAATTCGATTCATTATCCATTGTTTTGAAAAAATTTGTCAAATTATTAATTGTTTCTGTTAGTTTACTCTGAAGTTCGTTTTCGTCAATTCCGTCAAAAAGGTTCATTGTCTCACCAAATCCACTCTTGTCTTTAATTCCAGACATAATAGTAATTAAAATCAACTGTAAGTATTTCCAAATAGCCTGTCGCGTAGTATCGCTGATTCCCTCAGCATTGAACAATAATTTGAAATCAACATTCGGCAAAAAATGCGTATTTGCTTCGGATGAATTGTCGAAAATTTCCTCATTTTGGTACAAAATATCAAAAAAACGTTCAGGAAAAACACCTAAACAATATTGATAATTAGCTTCGAACCATTGTCCCTTGTCTGTGCTAACAGAATCAATATGCCATAGATCAGCATATTCAGGAAATGTGGTAGTCAAATCATTCAAAAAATCGGTTAAAATAGACGGGAAATTATCTGGCATTTGGGGTAACGGTTGTTCAGATTGCATAAATATTTCTTTATTTATACAATTTTGTTTTATTTTTATATATTTGTTGGCATTAATTCAATTATATCTAATGTATATTATTAATTCTTTCATCAGGTAAAGGTTTTTTCAATTGCATACCAAACCATGGTTTCAATTCTAGTTGTTTATATGTTCTGTCAGTATGTTGAGGATGTTCCATAGGAACAACTAAAGTACTTTTATCTTCTAAATATTTCAAATATCCGACGGCTTCGTTATATACAGTTGGAACCGCATAATTTAGAACATAAGTATTTAACAATTCGATTTGCTGGCGAATTTTATCGGGCAAATGTTTGGCGTGCTGTAAATAGGTACTTCGCATAATAATTTTAAGATGATCAATATTTTGTGGCGGTATTACGATCTGCTTATCACCTGACATATTATATACACCTGCACGTAATCCATTTTGTATAATTTGTATGTTAGCAGAAGAAAAGAAAGTTTTAGACAATAAGTTTTTCTCCAAATCGTTTCCTGAAAGGGCTGAATCGTAATTTGTCGATTTATTGCGAATAGCTATACGTTCCTGCATTTTGAATACGGCATTTGGATCATGTTGACTAATAATATCAACTTGTCCATTATATCTTTTTCTAACATTATCGTAATCTTTTGGAGAAATTAGTAATGATGTTTGTTCCATACTTTATATAATAATAATAATATAAATTATAATAAATCAACAAATGTCTGAATATTTGAAAACACTTGCAGAAAAAGGACAAAATTATATAGGCGATAAATACAATGAATTTAAAGATAGTGGTAATAATACAGAATTAATAGATGGTATAAAAGACAAATTTAATAATTTACCAGAGACTTTTACAAAAACTAAAGAAGATGTTATTGATACAGCAAATGATACAGCAAATTATCTAATAGATACTATGAAAAATCCATATTCAATGGTAACCAAAACAATAAAATTTTTTACAGAAAAAGATAGAGTTTCTTGGTTTTTCAATATGTATTTTTTTGTATTGAGTATAATTTATATTTTATTCGGTTTTGTTTTTACAAATTGTGTTTGGAATAATCTAGTAAAAATTTATAATATTATTAATGGTGTGTTTGTTGAAATTCCTACATTTACTACTTCTCCTCCAGTAAATAAAAAACAATGTGTTGAGCCTACTACTCCAACACCAATAAAAAAAATAAAAAGTGCATCAAAATCAGTGACAAATGCTATTCAAAAAGTGAAACAAAAACAAAAACAAAATAATTCAAAAATGTTTAAAAAAAATAAGTAATATTTAGGATATCGAATATATCAAAGTATAATAATCTTTAAATAATGTATAAATGGATTTTTATACAATTGTTATTATAGTCGCTGTTGTATTATTAATTGTAAGTTTAACTGCAATTGGTTTATTAATTACAAAAACTAATTCAAATGCTAAATTTCCTGGTTCTTATAGTTCATGTCCCGATTATTGGTCTTTTGATGGAAAAAAATGTAGTGCAAATGGTATCAATACTAACAATGGAAAATATACATCTTATGAACCAGATTCAGATTTATGCAAAAATTTTAACTGGGCTTATAAAAATAAAATTTCATGGGACGGAGTTATTAACGCAAATTCTTGTAAAATTACAACATAATAATAACAATATATATAAATGAAATTCGATATTTTAGTAATAATAATTGCACTTTTTATTTTAGTAATTACATTAATTATTGTTTTTTTTAATTTGCCCAAATATAATCCGCCTTTTCCGCGTGCTCTAACAAATTGTCCTGATTATTGGCAAGTTAATCCTACTACAGGTAATTGTATTATTCCATCAGAAGACATTAAAAATGCTAACATAGGTAATTTACGTAACAAAGGTACACCAATATATATTTACAATTTCGGTAAGGATGCAATGTCATTGTCAGCTTTACCTGAATATGCAGAATCTGACGGCAAAACTAGCAAAACTATAAAAGGTACACCATATAAAGAATTTGGTACTCAAGTATATGCATATAATTTAGATCCAGATAAAAATAAATATAATATTCCTGTAGGATATTATACTGTATCTGATACGTCTCTGGAATCAAAAGAAGAACTATTTGAAAATATTATGTATAATGGAAATGAAATAAATTTCAATGATTCGAAATGGTCGGCTTATGATGGTGGTGGATCAAGTTTATGTAATATAAAAGATTGGATTAATAAAACGCAAATATCATGGGATGGTATGAATACAAATAGTAAATGTGACAATCGAAAATAATATTATATTTCAAACTATAATACAGGATTTTTATGAAATGCAATCATATATTTAGGAATTCCGCCTGCGTCTTGTGGACAAACAAATATGGTCGGTTTTTCAATATTATCTACCATAGTTACATCAAAATCTTCAGTTACTGCTGAACTATAACCGCAAACTTTTGTGCCAACAATGACTGAACAAAGAAGCATATAGACAATTTCCATATGTCCAGCATTTTTACAACTATAACCGATACTATAAGATGCATTCTTAGCAAAATATGTGCCCTTACCATAGGCGCTTGTAATATTATACGAACTCTTGAATCCTTCTCTGCAAATGGAAAGCGCAGCATTTTCAGTTGTTCCATGAAATAATTCCTGTTGGCAAGCCTCTTTACTTTTTTCTTTACATTTTTCTTTTATTTTTTCAAAAAGTTCATTATGGGCCAATTCTAAATCTGGATTATTCACTTCGTCAACCCATAAAATACATGAATTAGGAAAACTTTCACGGACTCTTGCTGCAATTTCGTCATATTTTTTACTTGATATTGATAGAGATGTAAGCATTCTTCTTTTTATAATATAAATTTTATAGTATAAAAATTTCAATTTTTTATTACACCTTTTTACATTTCAAACGCCGACTACAGATAATTATCATTTTAAATAGAAGTTTGTAATTTTACTTATATTTGAATACAAATCCAGCAGAATTATTTTGACGTCCTGATAAAACTGCACCAATTTTTATAGTAGATGTTATATTATATTCTTTTTGTAAATATTCTTTTGCCTCAAATGAATAAGCAAATGTTTTTATAAAGGTTCCATCTGTTTTGAATACATCAAATAGTTTATTTTGACCAAGTGTATCATTTCTTTTTTTAATCCATTCTGACGAACGATTTTTCTGTGCTTCACGATTTTTTTGTAATGCTTCTGGGTTTTCTTTATAATATTTTTTTAATTGTTCGCTTTGTTGTTGTCTTGCTTGCGGATTTTCAAAATATTTTTTTCTTCTTTCACTATTTTTTGTTATTGCTTCTGGATTTTCTTGATAATACTTTTTCAGTGCTTCACTATTTTTTGTTATTGCTTCTGGATTTTCATAATATTTTTTCATTCTTTCACTATGTTCTTTCCCTGCTTCTTCATGATTTTCATAATATTTTTTTATTGTTTCACTTTGTTTTTTTCTTGCTTCTGAATTTTCAAAATATTTTTTCTTTCTTTCACTATTTTTTTTTCTTTCTTCTTCTGTAAAAACATAACCATTAATTCCTTCTCCACCACGGGTCATATTATAGCCATTACTATCTATATAATATGAATTATACTCTATAATATATCCAATTTCTTTTTCACGTAATTCTTCTACTGTATCTGCTGTATCTATTTCTATAAGTTCAAAAGTATCCACCATATCATATTTTCTTAACGCCTTATATAGACATTTTTCATCACCATTTTTGGCACATAATTTATGTTCTTTTGATCGTTGTTCTAATGAAGTGGTAGTTAGACCAATATAATGTTTTCCATTAGAAAACACTATTTTGTAAATATAACCAATACTCATAATATATTATAGGTTATATTTTATGTTTTTATTTCAATTTTTTATTAAATAATCGGCGTTTGAAATGTAAAAAGGTGCAAAATAAAAAAACAAAAAAAACAAAAAGTGCTAACAGAATAATATTATACTGTGAAGGAAATTACTTCAGGTTCTCTATTTCCATAAGAATAATCTAGTTTATTAAATTCCAATGATTTTTGTATTAATGTAAATACCGGATTATCGACATTTCCTGATAATTCAATTTCTTTGAATGGATATTTCGATTCATGCAAATTTTTGTATAAAGGAAATAATTTTTCCACATAAAAAAGCATAATATCTGAAAGCATTTGTTGAGAACCTGCGCCGATTTCTATACTAGTTCTCTTATAATTATCTATCATTTCGCGCATTTGTTCTTGTAATTTAAAAATATTCGATATTTTCGTTTTTATTTTGGTGTCTGTTTCTTTATTAAAAAAAAGGTCTTCATAATCTTTTTCTATTATTTTGAAGAAATCGGAAATTTCATTATATTCTTCCAAATTTTTTTTGAAAACTTTTACTGATTTTTTTTCACTTTTATAATTAAGTAGACTGTCCATTTTTATTTTAATAATATCTTCTTTTTCTTTTTCCATAAGATTTCTGAAAAAATTCAACATTTCTTTAATTTCTTTATATTCTCCAGAATAAATTTCAATGTGAAGATTACAAGGACTTTTTTCATCACCGCAAACTGCTTTGTAAATATGACCTTTAATCGAAAAATTTGTATTTACAGGACGTTGACAAAATACACAAGGCATTTTATAATCGTTTAATAATTGGCGTCTTTCAATTTTTGAAATGCCTCTTTTTTTATATCTTTGATATAATATCGTTTTTTTCTCTTTTTTCGTTTCTTCGTATTCATTTTTAATTTCGAAATATTGATTTAAAGCTTGTTTGAATTCTATGTTAGATTTCACTTCTTTTTTTTCAGTTTGATCCATTTTTTTTCGAATTTCTAATGCAGGATTAGATTCCATTGTAAAATTTGAAATAGTGTCTTGGAAATTCGTGATTGAAAGTAGCGGATTACCATTGCAATTCAGTGTTTTCAATGTGTCCATTCCATCCAAATCTAATTCTACTAATTTATTATTTTCACATAAAAGCGTTTCAATCGACGGCGACAATATTAATTCTGTAAGTTCATTGTTAGATATGTTAACAGATTTCAAGTTTTGTAATGCGGATAAATCGATGCGTTGTAATCCGTTTCCTGCGGCGTTCAAATCCACTAAAGATTCAGGCAAATCTTCTAAATGTGCTAACAGATTATTTGGAATATGAATGCGCGTAATTTGTTTCGGTAAATTGCGAATGCTTGTTATGTCGCCTGCTTCAAATACGAGGCTTGTAACATTATTGAAACCGCATTCTTGCATTACTGCGAAATCTAGATCGCCATGAAGCGGTTCTTTGAATATAATAGAGTCAACTGTTGGCAGAAGGTTCTCTAATATGTCCAATAATTCACGTTGACTTGTGGCGGTAGAACTATCATTCAAAATATCTCGGCGTTTTTGTTCAATAATATTCATTTAGAGTATTGGCATAATTTTTTTGACGGATTTTACTTTGAGAAAAAATTAGAATATTTATAAAGAAGTGCTAACAGAATGAATAATGATTCTGTTAGCATATTTAACTAATTTTTATAAGTTTTATATTTTTTGCGGGTTGATTATTTATGAATGAAAACATGAAAGTATGTCACCGCCTCTTGTAATCATAATAAGTTGAAGCCAAAAACCGGCGTTAAAAAGAATCACTGCAAATGCGTGTATTTTTTGATCAAACACCGTTTCTGCAAATAAACCTTCAATTGCGCCTCCTAATGCAATGAGAACCGGCGGAGCTAACGAACGAATTACTGAAAAATATCCTGGATATACCAAGCCACCTAAATCTGAGAATGCATACATATTTAATGATGCAGAGAGCATAAATGGCACCAATGTAGTCCAAGCTAGTGGAAAGGTTGACCCACCTGCAGTTTGTCCCCATTTGAAATTGAAGGTGGCTTTGTAATCTTGATTACCTAGATAACCGACGAAGAATCCCAACACGGATAAAAATTTCAAATAACCGTAAAAATAAGTGGGACCCAACACAGCATATGAGAACGCCTGTAATCCAATATACTGCATATTGAAAATGAAGAAATAGGCAACGATTCTTAGCCACTGATTGTTTTTATCGGAAACGATCACATTTGTATCCTCTTGTTCGCCCCTTAATGGACTGTCAAAAGGTGCGACTTGCCAACCTTCATATGTATGCATCATAATACCTGGAAGACCGCCGAAAAATGCTATTATTGGTGAGAGAAGAAATAAAAGCGTTCTTTGCTTATCATTATCAAAATAATTCGTCCAATTATCACTATTATTGAGTATAGATTGCGCCATTAAAAATGCCGGAATAATCGGTGTCCAGTGAACAAGTTCAACGAGATTTAACATGAATGTGTTGGCAGTATGACCCATGCCAATTTCGTAGAGCGACGTTTTTGGCTCGGCTTTATTCCAACCCCATGACGGATTTGAAGGAAATCCTACAGAAAACCACTTATTTTCAACCGAAAAAACGAAATTGTTTTTGATACTATTATAGAACGATGTCATTTGATAATAATACTACTATATTTTTAAGTATTTTTCATTATATTTTTTTCATGTGCTAACAGAATTATATTGATTCTGTTGGCATGTAACCAAAAAATTGAAAATAAAATAATAAATTATTTTAAATTACAAATATTTTACCCATAATGGAAAATAAAAATAGTGATAGCCATATGTTAAAAATGATAAAAACATTAAATCCAGGTAAGGAATATCCTTCTAATTTGGGAAAACATTGGAGTGAAGAAGAAGACAAACAATTGTTGGATGAATTATCATTATTGGAAGAATTAAGTGAAGATGTAAATATTGAAATAATCGCGATAAATCATGATAGGACAGTAGGTGGAATTAGATCAAGAATTAGACATATAGTAAATAATTTATATAGTAAAAATATATGTATAGAAGAAATATCACGTGTTACAAAAATGAATATTGAAGACGTGCAAAATGTAATAAATAAAAATCAACAAAACAAAAAAGAATTTTCATTAAAAAAAGAAAAAGAAAAAGAATCTGAAAAAGAAATCAAAGAAATGAAAATGGAAATCAAAGAATTGAAAACGGAAATAAAAGAAATGAAAACATCTATAAATGAATTGATAGAAATGATGAAAGCTGTTTATGAATTTGAAGATTCATGAAATTGAGAACCTCTCTATCAATTCGGTTTTGTTAGAATTATCGTCGTATATATACCATTTTTTTTTCACAGCGTCCCAACGTGCTCCCAATTTTTTCGCTTCATCTTTTTTTGCAAAAGGGACATTGAGCCATATTTTACTCGGTTTCACCGTTGCATAAGGAGAATCTTGTAAGCCTATTGCCAAATTCGCCAATTTATCTGCCCCGTCATTTCCAACAGAATGAATATCGTCTTTGCCTGTATGCGCTTTTATATGTATAAATTGAACATTCGGTTTGTCTCGGTATAATTCGTATGCAGTTTTTACCAATTCATGATTCAAAATATATCCGTCTTTCTTTTTATAAGCGGTTTTACAGCATTTTTCGCCATATGTAGTACAACACCATATCGCATATTGCGAATCGGATACAATTGCTATTTGTTTTCCTTGCAAAATATCGCGTTCCACAACGGAATATGCGCGTATAATTGCGGTCAATTCAGCGGTATTATTTGTCTGTTTTCCGTCTATTTTTTGAGATACATTACGGGTGTCGTCTATTCCGAAAAAAATGCCGATTCCAGCGCTTGCATTTTGCATGCCATTATTGGAACATGCGCCGTCGGTATAGACATAATATTCTGGGTCTGGCATTGTATTACATAAATAAAAAATTTTATGTTTTTATTTACATAATTATTTTGAAACAACTGCTAACAGAATAAATATTGATTCTGTTGGCATTCATGTAAATTCACACATTACACTGAACAAAAATAAAATTGGGACGCTAAAAGCGTGCTAAATTTTTTTTGTCGGAGACTAGTCCAAAAGAAAATAAGACAAAGTCTCATTTTTTCTCTTTGGACGGTGTAATATTAGCAGGATCCGAGATATGAAAATGCTGATCCAATCCGCTTTCACGCCGTTCCGCTTTTATATCCCCAACACTGCCAACAGATTCTGTAGGCACATTTCCAAGAATAAAGCTATCTTTATCACACGATCCATTATTATGTTTCTCAGTTTTTATTTTCATCAATTTCGCCACCCTCTTGTCCCGCTCCGTTTTCTCTTCTTCCATCATGATCGTAAGCAATATATTGGAAAGCGACGTTTTCCGACCATCAAATTTCTTCTTACAAATACCATTGAAATAGTCGTTCCAATACGAACAACATCCACAATCTGTGCCAACAACTAAATCATGATCTGTTGGCACAGCCGACGCAGTATCGTCATATATCCCGTTATTAACTTCATTTCGCAATTTCAAATACGATGCTTGTTCCTCCATATATTGCAATTTCGTATCATCATACAAGTTCTCCAGCGCTTTTTCCTTGATATCGTTTTCAATATCCACATCCATTTTGAGTAAATCCAAATATTTGCCTTTGTAGTCTTTTATTATTCTGAGCGCATCACGACGTTGACTAATAGGCAATTGTATTTCGCTCGTTATGTTCACGCAAAACGCGATCCATTCTTGTTTCAATTGAATGTATTCTTCTAAGCGTTCTTGTATTTGATATATTTTAATGAGTCCTGTGAATATGGCGATAGAAAAACTCATGACTGTGAAAAAGACATTGAGAATAAACTGTTGTTTGGTTGCCGACAACTGTGTTATGCTGATGGATCCTGACGCAGTGGACAAAATGAGTCCTAGTAGCACATTTTTCCGAATAATGGCGCGATATTTTTTGATTGCCAAGTCCAAAGTTTCAATTTGGAGAGAACCTATCTGCACCCATTCAGACAATGTCTCTAAATTCGTCTCGTCCCAATTTTCGCCATTGTGATTATATACGGCGGTCATTTCGTTCACTATATTTGCAGAAGAATCTTCACTCATTATATATAATGGCATATAAAACCCAAAGACGCCGAAAAATCAAACAGATGACACGCAAAAATTTTGTGAAAAAACTAACAGAAAAATTGTATCCTTCATGTAAGCACGATGAAGACACTCAAAAACAGCAAAATCGCGAAAAATACGCCGAACACAAAATCACATACGGCGAAATGGAATACGAAGGAATAGACCGACTGTTGGCATACGTTTCCAAAATACGTCCGAATATTGACACATTCATTGATATTGGCTCTGGTCGCGGCAAATTATGCATGTACATGGCATCAAAACCGCAAATAAAACGCACTTTAGGCATTGAATTAGTGGAAAGTAGGCACGAAGACGCAATGCATTTGAAACGTGAATTGAAATCCGATTTTGCAGACAAAGCGGAATTCATAAATTCCGATATTTTTGACGTAGATTTTGCGGCATATGATTTCGAAAAAAATCAGGTTCTCATTTGGTTCAGTAATCTTTGTTTTGATAGTAAAATTACCAACGATATATTTGAAAAACTGAAACAAGAATTACCTGTTGGCACAATTATCGGATGTTCAAATACAATTGACCAAAATATAAAAACATTTACTTTATTAGACACAATAAAAATACCGATGTCATGGCACAAGGATAGTAATGTCTATGTATATAATATAAATTAAATGAATGAAATAATTCATGAATTACAAAAAAAAAATCCCAAATGTTATGAATATTTTGAAACTAATATTATACCAAAATTAGAAGAACCAATAGAACCTAAACATTATGAATTTACATCTACAATTATTAGTAAAAAAAATATTAAATTAATAGACAAACAATTATTAAATTCATTATTTTTTGATGTAATAAAAATATTATGGCAAAAAAAAGAATCGCAAAAAGAAATAATTGTAATTGTTTTTTCACTATTTTGCAATGACAGTAATTTTGATAATATGATAGAACAACAACAAAAAGGCGGTAATTATTTGATTTATTCTATTATTTTTTCATTAATTATATTAACAAATTATATTGTCGCATCTTATAAAATTAATTTAAGTAATAGAGAACCACCACCAAGACAACCAAGACATCTTCCTTATTCTACTCCTCATTATCTTACCACTACTACAACTAGAGATATGCAATTACCACAAGAATATTTACCTCAAAATTTACATGAAATAACAGATATTTTAGAAAATATTAAAGAAATTATTTCCAATAAATTATTGAAACAAAGTGTGAGTTATTTACAAAGTAAAACTGGAAAAAAATTTGGTGTAAAAATTTTTGGTAAAATAAATAGTGTTTTTAAACTAACTAATACAAATGAAGATATTGAAAAACGTCTAATAAATGTACTAAAAATAATAGATTTAGATACAAATAAATTAATATTAGATGTAGGAATTACAATATCTCTAGGATTATCAGAATTCATTGGGTTCTCTGAATTATTGAGCGAAATAATATCAATTGGATTATTACCTGAAGTAAAATTTGCATCTATTGCTGCACCTATTTTTCTTGATAGTTTAATTGGAAATACTTTTTCATTGGAGCCTGATATTCTAACAGATCATGCTGCACAGCAACGATTTATTCAATTGATTAGTATTGGCGGAAAATCTAAAAAAACCAATAAAAGAATGAAAAAAATGAAAAGAATGAAAACTATGAAAAATAATAAAAAAACATATAATAAAAGATCTACATAAAAAATCGGCAATAATACACATAAAGCCATGCAACAAATATTACAGACAAACATTCCATGGGTAGAAAAATACCGTCCAAAACGTTTCCAAGAAATCGTTTTAGACCCCATAAATCGAACTATATTCAAAAACATAATTAACAAAAAATATTTCCCCAATCTACTTTTTTACGGTCCTCCAGGAACAGGCAAAACCACAACTATTATTAATTTAATAAACGAATACCAACAGACATATTATAAAATCAACAATGCCACTATTATTCATCTCAATGCATCCGATGAACGCGGAATCGACATTATCCGAAACCAAATTTATCAATTCGTAAAAACCCGCAACATGTTCGAAAAAGGTCTCAAATTCGTTATATTGGATGAAGTCGATTATATGACAAAAAATGCGCAACAAGCTCTCAAATATTTACTACAATCAGTTGACTGCGAAAATGTACGTTTTTGTCTTATTTGCAATTATATCACAAAAATAGACGAATCGCTCAAAAACGAATTTATAGGTATCAAATTCAACCAATTACCGAAAAAAGAAATCCAAGATTTCATACGTCATGTCGTAGATTCGGAGAATATTCAAATGACAGACGAAGTAATTGAAACAATTCAAACAAGATTCAAAAGCGATATTCGCAGCATGGTAAATTTCATTCAACTTAATCAACACATTTTAGATTGGAATGAAAATATAATTACAGACAAAGTATGCAAATATATACATGAATTATTGACAACAAATAAAGCAAAAGATTCTGTTAGCACATTACTGGATTATTTTCAAGAAACTAGTGAAAAATATAATATAGACAAAATAAGTATTTTAAAAATGTATTTCAATTATTTGATTAGTAAAGAAATCGATTCTGTTTCATCACATGTATTAGATATTATGGAAAATGTATTACATGTTAACAATGCAAATATTGAAACAATTTTGAAATATGTTGCAACTAACATGTACATGTAAATTTATAAAAATTGAAATAACAATATAAAGAATTATTAGTCTTTATATTGCTACAAAATGTCTATTGATGATGAATGGAAAACCTACTTAAAGAAAATAGCTAACGAAGAATCTGGTATTATGCTAACAGAATCATTTGATACGCCAAGTAAATTGGAGAAGTTTGAAGATAATTTTAAGACGGGGGAAAGACCTGTTTGCGACCCATTATATATATCGACACAAACGAAGGTTCTCTTCTTGAATCAATCGATTGATACAAATGATATATTTTGGAAAATACCAGTAACTGAATATTGGAAACCGGAAGAATGCGTAATTAAAAAACAGATGAAAATTGTGTCAAAAAGCAAGGAAGAATTTGAGCAATACCAACAGAAATTGATTGGCGTGCCTTATTATATTGAGAATGTGATTAATCAGATAGACAATCCAACTGCAATAAGAATAAAATTCAAAGATGAGCGGAAAATTACGATTGGTGTGTCTAAAAAAGATATTATGAACTGTCGTGGTAAAGTGAAACATGCATTTTACAATTGTTTTGCAGTAATATTCCGGTTCAAAGAAACGGACGATAATTATGAAATGACGGGAAATTTCCGTGAAATTCACGTGAAAATTTTCAATACTGGAAAATTGGAAATTCCTGGTATCTTGAATAAGCGTATATTGACTAAGGTGAAACAGATGATTTTGGAATATATTGGGGCTTATACAAAAGAACCACTCAATTTCAAAGAGGAAAATGCGCGTAATCACAATGTTCTTATTAATTCCAATTTTAATTGCGGATATTTCATAAATCGCGAGAAATTATATGCGATTTTGAGGTCAAATACTTATGCAATTGAAACGGCATTTGATCCTTGTAGTTATCCTGGAGTAAAATGCAAATTTTACTTCAATCATGACTATGGGTTCGACACTGAATTACAACGAGGACAAATACAAACGTCAGATAAAGGAATGAAAATGAGCGAAATTGTTATAAACCAAAAATATACGGAGATTTCGTTTATGATTTTTAGGACAGGTAGTTGTCTTATTGTTGGCAATTGCGACGAAGATGTTTTGGTATTCGTCTATGATTTTATTAAAAAAATGTTATATGATCAATATGAAAATATTTGTGTATTAAATGAGGTTGGTAACGAAAAAATAAAAAAAACGAAAATAAGGAAACGAACAATTTATTTGACACAGAATTGATATAAATTAATAAAAAATCAATATAAAGTATTCTTAAAAACTAACTATATTGATATGTCCGACGTACAAAAACCTACTGAAAATGCCGTAACTGGTGGTAATTATCGCCTTCCCGAAGCAACTACTCTTCAACAATGTGCTAAATTGGCAATTGTCGAAGATAAACCTATTATGTTAGATTACTGGGTGAATTCCATTGAAAAAAAAGCAATTATTGGAGTGAGAGAGAACAAGGAGAAACTTCTAGTAAAATCAGAGGAGGAGTATACAAGTCCTATTAGCAAAATTTTCAAAGTTGGGAAAGAATATATCATTGTTACTGAGAATTCAATTTATTTGGTCGATGTCGAAATTCCTACTAAACGCATTACTTCATAAATATTTTTTATATTTGAGTTGGAGGTGGTGAATTATTAATAGTTCTATATATCATAAAACTTACACCAACTAATATATAAAGTATAAAATCATCGTCTGGAGGTTTTTGCGGATTTACATAATAATGTCTTTTTTGTACATTTTGCATTTTTAATACATAATTAAAAGGTGTCGAATAATAACAATGAACACGTGGACATTTTGAATATTTTGGCATATTTTTAATATTATTATTTGTTTTGCTAACAGATAATAATTCTTTATGTTTATTGGCTTTGTATATTTGATTGTATATTTTATTGTATTTTGGCTTAATAAATGTAGTGAACATATTGTATTGAATGTATGTTTTGTATTAAATTATTATTTTTATTCAATTTTTTATATACATATATACATATATATAAATAGATATGGCTGAATCATTATCTGTTCTTTTAGAAACTCCATTAAGACTTGCATTAGAAACAGAAGAAGCAAGAATACCTTTATTGATAAGATATGTTCAAGGTCGAGATATTACAGATCAAATAAGATCATGGATGTGGGAAGATCCTGATGCATTTTTTAGAAATTTTGTAGTACCTGAATATTTAGCATTTCATGGTCATCCTGCAAATTACTTTGACGGAAGAACTCGTGATGATTGTGTACAAGAATTAATTAGATGGCCTTACAGAATTTTTCAAATTCAAGTATTAGGTAAAGATGAAAATGATTTAATAAGATTTCGTTTTGTTAATAATGCAAACCCTGCTGATCATATACCAAATGTTAATTATTGTACACTAGGTACAACACCAGTTCATATATTAGAATCACTAATAAAATCATTACTTATGGATGCACTTTATACTAGAGAATTTGATAGTCCATTTATTGTTATATGTGATTTATATTTGAGTAGACCACCTGACAATAGAGCACTTTATTTTCACAAAGATTCTGGAATTAGAAAAGCTGAAACTATAACAGAAGGACATGGAATATTTAATGCTGCTGTAGCACCTGAAATTCTTCAAAAAAAAATGACTGCGATGGAAGTTGACGGAAAACCTCTACCTGAAATAGCTTCTACACATCATTTATATAATTATGCTCCTGTTGAAAATGCTGCAGGACATGAAGATGTTGAATATATTTCATTATTATATTTATCACAAGATCGAGATAAAGTTTTGAGAGGAACTACACTTGTAAGACATTCTTTGACTGCGCATGAAGATAATGAAGCATTAACATTGGCTGTTAAAGATAGCGTTAAATTAATAATAAATGATAATTGTTTTTGGCATTCTACGCCGCATACATCTTTAACCCAACAAGATACTTATGTTGATTTCAGTGAAGATACTCCTGGAGTTAGAATAATAGAGAGAGTTCCTCCAAATATTGCAACACGTAGATCTTTACTGAGACCACATATTGCAGATATTGAAAATCCTGGATCAAGAAGTTTTGTAAGAGGTCATTTTGTAACAAATCCTATACGTCAATATATTTATTTAGATCCTGTACATGAAATACAATCATTACCATTTGGTGATAGTTTGAGATCTTTAAATACATTCCGTATTAGTCATTTTGATCAATTGAATGATGCTTTAAATCCACAAGGAGCTTTTAGTAAATTTGCAATAGGAGGAAAAAATAAAACAAATAAAAATGGAGGATCCAAAAAATATAAAAAGTCGAAAACAAAAAAACATAAAAAAGAGGAAATTAAAAATATATTTATAAATTGTGATGAAAAAGATTATTATAGATTTACAAAATTTAAAAGTAATTTATATATATTATCTGATATGCCATTTAATTGATAAAATGTAAATTTGTAATCTTCACTTGTATAAACTTGAAGTGTCTAAAATAAATTAATAAAATATTGGGTTGATTTTTGTAAAAAGAAAAATGTAGATGCAAATAGCGATGATTTTAATACGAGTCCTAACAGATTGAAATTACCGTCGTCATTATAAATCGATAAAAAAGAGAACCTCTTGAAAATAAGCGTATTTATTATTGGTAACTGAAACATGAAATAAAGAAATGCTAAAACGAGAGGTTGATATAATTGGTCTATTAATTGATTAACATTGGCTTCTTTTTTTTCATTTTCTTCGTATTCACGAATTTTTGTTTTTGTTGCTTTTTCATGTCTTTCAACATAATCCGAAGTCAATTTAGGTTTTGGAATATAATTCGGTTGTATTTGTTCATCGTGTGTGAAATCGGTTATATCCATTGGAATATCGCGTTGTGGTAATCTGAATTCTGGTTGTTGTTGTTGTTGTTGCTGCGGTTGTGGTATTTGTGGTGAATATTGTTGTTGATTTTGCATTTGTTGAGGTTGTTCAGAAAAAGGATATTGCTGTTGAGGAGGAGGCGGTAGAGAACCGCCAGGTTGTTCGGAAATACCATATGGATTTGGATGCGGATTCAATGGAATATATATATTTGAATCATTGAATGCTTGATTTTGTTGATTTTGTTGTATTGGTTGAGAAACTATTTCTGTTGGCAAATCAGAAATACGCGTCATTGAAATATTTTCATTTGCATAATTCATAATATTGGTTATATAAACATATATATAAATTGAATGTATATGTTTACCGCATTATTTCAAGAATAAAAATTACTAAATAAAAGCTAACGTATAGGAATTTAATTCATTTTTTATCAATACTTGAAAAATCCAGTGTTTGTTTATTTGCATCACATGTTGCAGAAACTGCGTGATATTTATAACAACTATCGCCGAATTGATATGTTTTTCCATCTATATCACTGAAACTAGGTCCTTTGAAATTAATACAATCTTTGCCATTACAAGTAGTTCTAAAAAGAACAGCTAATCCTAAACCTAACATAATAGAAATAAATATGACACCGACTTGTGTATTTAATAAACGTTTGAAATTCATTATTATATATAAGTATGAAATAAAATAATTATTTATGAAATTTTCATCTCAACTAATTTCCGGATTTTATCAATATCAAAACAATCGGGTAATTGTCCGTTTTTGAATAATGGACAAGAATGTTTTTTCCTGTAAGCATCATCATCATTATCTAATCTGCGAATTTCACTAATCAAGTCATTGACATCGTCTTTGGTGAATTCAGGTTTCAAATACAGGATAGCATCCGGATTGACTTTATCAAAAATAAGTGGATCTCCCCAATAAATAGGTATAGTTCCACCATAGTACGCATTCATTAATTTTTCGGTATAATAATTAGGTTGCGACGAATTTTCAAAACAAATCATGAATTTATAATGCGAAATAAAATCTAAATATTCTGGACTGCTATGTCCACCTGGACAATTCATACCTAAATTATTCATATGTGATCCACATGAATCCACTTTTTTATAAGTACATAATTCTTGGAAAAAATGATTGCGTTGACTATTTGAACCATTGCCTACAGAAAATAAACAGAATTTTTCCGGATTTTGATATTTTCGTGGTTCTAAAAATCGGTTGATATTATATTCTGGAGATACAGCGTTTATTAAAGTTTGAAATGCAGAATACGGAAAAACAACGACTTTGTTGGTATCATCTGGAATTGCAGGTATAAAATTAATGTCAAATCCCTGTGGGTCATGATAATGTCTTTCTCCTGAAAATTGGACATATAATACATTAGGGTCTTTTATAGAAGGTCCACCACCAAATACACTGTATACTTGTATTTCATTATAATTTTTAGATGGAAGAATGGATCTAAATAAATTCACAATAGTTAAGTCATTATTTACATCTCCCCAAAAAGAATGAAATGTAATTGGAATTGGAGGTACTGTTTCTGTTTCAAATGTTTCTTTATCATAAAATAAAAATATTATTATAATAAAAATCATTAATAAAATAATAAAAGTATTCCATCTCATTATATACTTTTATTATATTATTTTCCAATATCAGAACCAACCCCGATATCGCTTTCAAATTCATTTCTTGCTTGATCAACAATACTTGGATGCATAATATATACTTTTAATTCTGGAACGCGAGTATATTTTAAATCAACGTTTTCATCCACTCTTTTCATACATTTTTTAATATGAGAAACATTGGAATTATTAATTAAATAACAATGAGTTCCATATACTTCATTTTTTCCATATATATTTTCTGAAACATGTTCTCCTTTAGAACCTGTTAGCAAATTGCCTAAAAATAACACATCAAAATCTAAATTATTTATTGTAGATTCATTTTTTTGCAATTGTTCTATAAAATTTTCGGAAATATTGAAATCGTCTTCAAAAATAATGCTATATTTTGCACTCGTATTTTTTTCATGAATTATATCTAATACTTTTAAATGACTCATATAACAACCAATTTGTCGTTTTCTGGATTGGTCTTTTCCTGCATAATTTTCGGATATTTGACCATCTTTTACTAATTGATCAATATCCAAATCATCTCCTAATACAGCATCTACTTTTTCAATTGTATATGGTATTTTTTTCTGTTGGTTCTCTATATTTTTAACTTTTTTTTCAGGTCTTCCAAGAGTAATAACGTAACAATCAATATTATCTGAATTTGAAGTAAAATGTTCAATAGGTTTGTATACAGAAAATGTACATGCAAATATTAAGATAGATATTAAAAATAAAATTGTATATTTATATTTCATGTTTTTATATAATAATATATTATTTTTTATTATTATATATTATATGAAATACAATTATATAATAATATTGAAAAAATTATAGAAAATATTAAATTTATAAATATACAATTGATGTTAATTATTATTATTATGGTAAAAATAATATTTTAAAAATATATGTTGTAAATCCAACAATTGTATATCAATAATGGGATAAATTGCCAAGTGCTATAACTGGTAATTAATTATTTATTCAATGTTTTTATATATTCTATAATTATTTATATTAAAATGAAAATGGTATATCATATATTTTTGAAGGAATATTTACAAATCCAGATGAACCACCATAAAAATTTATAGAGTTAATATATTTTGAATTACAAATTATAAAAAAATCAATAAAACTATTTTTAATATTTTCATAATCATTAGATTGTCCTATATGACCTACATTACAATTATTTTCACATTCAATTACTGATATATTTATATTATCTTTTGCAAATTTTTTAAAATTACTTGAATTTGTTATCAAAACATCTGTTGGCTTATAATTTGATTTAATAAATTCTAATGCTGTATTATATTCTTCATTTGTATCATTGTCAAATATTTCATCTTTGAAACGTACATGTTGAATTCCATAATTTTCTGGTAATTTTTTTATTTTTTCATCTATTTCTATTTTTAATGAATCAATTGGTTCTAATAAATATTTTAAATATTCTTTATCATTATTATCCAATTCATCATTATAAAATCCATTGGTATAAATATAAACTACATTGTCTTCTAATAATTTATTAGTTATTATTTCTTCAACATGATCTATTCTATTCCATTGCAATTCTATAAATAATTCTTCATTATTGTAATATTTATTTGATATATTTTTTAAAAAATCACCACACATATCATTTGTAGCATCTATTTTAAAATTAATATTATTTTTTTTACAATATTGATAAACTTTTATTAAACCTCTTAATTTATCTCCGAAACCATGATGATGTTCTTTGTTTATTTTATTTTGCCATACAATACAAACTGTTTTATCATAAGAATTATTTTTATAATTTTCTTTTTTTATTGATAAATATAAAAATAAAATAATTATTATAATTAAAATAAAAATGATTATTTTATTATTTTTTTTCATTTGTATATTATAATAATAATTTATTCAATAATCAAAAATTACATGATGTACATGGAATTATATTTATTTCATCATATGGATAAAATATGGCATACCATGATCTTTCTATATAATGAACTGTTTCTAAATTTTGATGATCATTTACTTGATTTAATAAATTTTCATAATAAGATTTTGGTTTTTGTAATATATGTTTTCTAGATATTCCAAATACTGAATTATATCCGATACATGTATTTTTTTCATTATTTACAAATGTTGATTCATACCATTTACCATATGGCCGTATATCGCTTTTTTTCATATTTTCATCATTATTAATATCTGAATTATTTGAATTAGATGACATATAATTATCTATTTGAAATTCTTGTATTTTATTCATAATATTTTCATCTTCATTGCAAGACATTGTTGTATTATTTGTTTCTTTAATTTTTAAAACTACAGGTTTTGCTTTTTCCATTTTCCAAGGTGAATCAGTTGAACCTACTAAAAAAATAGTTACATTTGCAAGATTTTCATAATTTTCTATAATATGATAAAAGAATGTGTGCATTTCACGTCCAATATTTGGCAATGGAACTATTTTATAAATATGTTCATTTTTAATAAAATTTTCATTTGGCCCTTTATTATAAACAATAACTGGTATATCATTGAACGGTTCATCATTTAACCAATTTAAATTTTCATTATAACGCGCAATTACTATTTCAATATTATTTGTAAAACTTTCTTTGTTTTTTTTAATATATAAATTATATACTAAAGTAAATAATATTATAATAAATATAAAAAATAATATATATAAAATATTTTTATTTTTTTTCATATATATTATTTCTTTATTTTTTTCTAGACATCAAAATTGGATAAGCAAAATTGACATAATTTGTTTCTTTTGTAATTGTTTCTATTAAATTTTCTTCATTAGACATATTATATTTTTTTGTTAATAAACTAAAAATAGATTGATCGTGTCTATGTTCTCTAAATGATGGATCATTTGGTAATATTGATGGAGTATCATCAATCAAATGATAATTACAAGAAATTCTGTACCATTCATTTACAAATTCAACCATTTTTTGATTTTTTTTTATTATTACAATAGTTGCTGCATTTTGAATAGTTTTTTCTTCATTATATCCAATATAATCAATTGTATCCATTTTATTCCACATTTTTTCAGGTTGTCCAGTAGAAGTATATAATATTTCATTTTCATTACATTTTTCTATAAATGTTATTAATTTATTATTTGCATTTTCATCATTTGTAATTTCACAACCAGAATCAATATAAAATAAAATATCATTTTCATTCATTTTTTCCATTGTTTTCATAATCAAATATGGTTTCCAAAGCCAATAACCATAACCTCTTCTATTATTTTCTATAAAATTTCCATGTTTTTCCCAAAAATCTGTATCTTTTTTCAAATCTTCATCTGTAAATTTAAGTATTTCATTAAATACATTTATTTTGGTTGTTAATTCATTATGAATTCTATTAACAGCATCATGAAAATTTTGCCCTCCGCCACCGAATGAAATAGCCCAAACTTTTTGTTGAGATTCAATATTTTCAAAACTTCTAAAAAATGTCCATAATATAATTAATAAAAGTAAAAATATTATAATATAATTGTATTTTATTTTCATGATATATATATATATATATATATGTATAGTATGAATAAATATATAATTCTGATTTTAATTATTGTAATATTATTTTTAATATTTTATAATTATTTATGGAAAATTGAAAAATATCAAGAGAAAAGTATATATACTGCAATTATTATTGAACCTAGAGAACATAAATCATTAGAGTTCGTAATGACAAATTTTACAGATAATTTAGATGAACGTTGGAATTTTATTGTATTTCATGGAAATAAAAATGAAGAGTTTGTTAATAATATTATTAAAAATAAATTACAGAATCAAATTCATAGAATCAAATTACTAAATTTAAATGTAGATAATTTAACTATTAACGATTATAATGCATTATTTTATGATAAATCATTTTATGACAATATTCCAACAGAAGTTTTTTTAGTTTTTCAAACAGATACAATAATTTGTAAAAATTTCAAAGATAATATTTATAAATTTATAGAATATGATTATTCTGGTGCTCCTTGGACAGACGGCAATGTTGGAAATGGAGGATTATCATTAAGAAGAAAAAGTAAAATGCTTGAAATACTTGAAAAATGTGGCGATAGAAAATATTATAATTCTGAAGAAAAATCATATTGGAATGAAGATATGATTTTTTCTAATGTTTTATGTAGTGATTTATTACAATTAAATAAACCTAATTTTGAAAATTCAAAAGAATTTTCAACAGAAACAGTTTATTCAGATAAATCATTCGGAATGCATGCACCATGGAAACATATTAATGAAGACAATATTAAAAGTATTAATGAATATTGCCCTGATTTAAATACTTTAATAAATTTACAATAAAAATGAATATATTATATATAGATTAATGTTTTTCAAATATATAAAAAAAAATTATATATTTATAATTTTATTATTTTTATTAATTATTGGAATATTTTTTTATAATTCAAGTTATAATAATAAAGAATTATTTACTCAACAAAGAAAAGCATATATTTTAACGTGCGATGAAACATCAAATCGTTCACAATTTAGTAAAAGTGTATTAGAAAATATAGGGTTTAATGTAATTTTTTTTAAATGTATTAAAAATGAAAATAAAGTATTATCAAACAAAATAAGTATGCAAGCAATATATGAAATAATTGCTAATGGACAAGATGAATGGGTTTATGTATTTGAAGATGATATTAATGTGCTAGAAGATATTAAAATAGATGAATTAATTGAATATGAAAATATTTCAAAAACATTTTTTTATCTAGGAACATGTGGATTTGAAAATATTAATAATTTATATCATCCTACAAAAATAAATGGGCATGAAGTAGCAATCGTAAAAGGATTAGTACGCGGATTACATGCAATTGCATTATCAAAAGATGGTGCAAAAGAATTATTAGAATATTCTAGTAATTCATCTGAAATTTATATGGATATGATATTGGAAGAATTTTCACAAATACATAATCCAAATTTAGTTAGATATGATCTAGAAAGTTATATTCAAGGTCATAGAGGAATTGTTTTTCAAGACAGAGATAAATTTCCTACAACAATATAATATATTTTTTTATTACTTCGTCAAAAATCTATTTTTATTTTTAAACCCATTTTATAAATTATTTTATTTATAAATTATTTTATTTATCAATTATGATTCTAATTTATTAACAAAATATTTCATACATCCACAAAAATATACGTTTTGCAGTAAAAATAAACATTGTCATTACAGATAAATCTTTGTATATCGTATTATTTATCACACCATATTTTGGATTATTCATTTCCATATATCCAGGAACAACTACCCGATTATTAGTACCAATGCCAACAGATACTAATTGACGTTGATTAGCCTCATATTCCTCGCGTTTCAATTCATTATGTTTTTGCACTAGGTCGAATAAATTGCGCAATGATTGCCGCATTGCCAAGCAAACATATTGTTTGTTTCTTGTGAAAAGTTTCGTAGTAAATACCATTATATATAATAATGCTATTTATATAATAAGTGCCAAACTTTGTATTTGTTCCACCGTTTTATCTGTTAATTCAACAAGTCGTTTCACGTCCTCCGGCAAAAGTGCCAACAGAATATTCATTATTATTCCGAATTGCCACGAATAATTGACAATCCACACTTTTTTCAGAGAACCTATATATTTTTCCTTCACCATTTTCACTAATGTGATAGACGAATTTATCTGCGTAGCATGTGCCAATGTATAGCCTTCGCAATCTACTATATATGCCCATGCATTCTGCCCATTTTCTGATAAGTAGACACGAAAATGTTCAATGACGCCAGCAGATTCGTAATATTTGGTCGCTTTCGCCGGACAACTATAGAACAAATTTATTGCAGGATTACATGTCCATATTTTATGAAATGAATGCGCGGTCGGATCTATTTGGCAAATATTGCACATCATAATTCATTTATAAAAAAGTGTCTATACCAATATTTCGTCAATAATTAGGGGAGTGCTTACAGACCAATATTGCCTGTTAGCAGTCTTGTCCAAATACGTGATTACATTGTATTCAAGAGCATCATCGGCATATACATCGGCTAAATTTATTGGCGCATCTTCGCCTTCTTGTTGTTGAGGTTCAATGTAAAGTGTCGTCTCTTTTTCGGCGAAAACTGCGTATCTGCGCATTTTATCCGCTTTATTTGCGTCAAATGCATGTGTAGTTAGCATAATTGTGAAACCGAGATCGTCGTTGTATATGCGCGGATAAAATAATTGAGCATTATTGTTCGCTGCGATTTCTATGTTGGAATAGCCGCCGAATCCGTTGGATTTGCACATATAAAGCGCATAAGGTGATTCGACATATTCGCCGTCATCGCGTTTCAAATGATAAAAATCCATTGTGCCTTCGGCGTCTTTCAATTTGTGGAAAAAATCGGTGGTGGAAGGATGCACTGCAATTTCTTGGACCATTCGCGTGACCAATATTTCATATGGCGTTGCAATAATTGACGAGTTCTCTTTATTTATAGTTAATTTTGTCATATCTACAACCACGTATAAATCGTCATTGTCTAAATAAAAGCCGCGATAAAACGGTTCTAAACTCGGTATTTGCTGGGGATCGGCGCAAAATGAATACACTGTTTGATATATTTCTTCCATCAATTCGGCTTCAAATTTATTGCCATTTTCTGCGCCTCCGGTTATTTTTTTGACAGTTCTTGGCGAAAGCGGGTTTTGTATTTCCGACAATTGGAATTTCATTGATGGAAATTGATACATTGTGGCGTTTAATTTCTGGTTCTCTTTTTTCGATAAAATATATGTCAAATAAGGGGAATAAGAATCGAGAATGACTTTGTACAGACAAAAATAGACTGTATATTTTTTCTCTGAATTGAGAACCTGCATATTTTTCTGTAAGTATTCTTCGACAGAAACAGTGAATGTTTCGCCGCGATAATCGTAAGATTCTGTGCCTTTTGTCACTGTTTCTTGGTTGTCTGGTTCTCGTTCCGTATCGGTATCATCTTCATCATCTGGTGGAGAAGGCAAATACATGTCATCTTCGGATTCTTCATTATCATTGTTTTCTTCGATGTTAGTGTTTGATTTATTTTTTTCAAACAAACTTTCAGGAAGAGAAACCGGACTTTCATTTTTGTCTTTTTCGGATTCATCATAAAGCGGAATATTTTCTTCGGTATTTGCATAAGTATCCACACTTCCGTTGTCCTCCTCATCATCATCTTCCTTATCATTATCCTTATCATTATTCAATTTTTTACTTTTATCAAACAAACTTTTAGGAAGAGAAACAGGAGTTTCATTTGTTGTCTCTATATTTTGACCAGGTTCTCCAACAGAACTTTTATCAAGTGATGAAGGATTTGATTCGACATTGCTAACAGAAATATTATCTGTAGGCACTATTTTTTTTGGGTTGTCAATATTATTTTTATCGTTATCCATATAAATTTTAACAATATTATTTTTTATATCATACTCAAAACAACTTAAAAAATAAATTGTAATTATGATAACCACCTCCAAACCATATACACTCGATAAACTAAATGTACCAAGAAGAATATTTACCTCAAGATAATGCATATGATGCAGATTATGCTCAAGACGAAGAATTAAGTATAAGTGTCTCATCAGATGATGATAGCAAAGTAATCATCAGTAAGTTCAACACCCAGCAGAAGAAACAGGCAGACAAGGGATATTTGAAGCAGAAAGTTGTTGTAGAAGGCGAAATTAAGAAAGTCGAATCATTCGCAAGTGTTTTGAATTGCAATGCAAAAATTAGGCATGCAATTTCTGGACATAAGACGCCAGATAATGTGGGTAGTAGATATGAATCCAAGTATTTTTCGGTTACAGATACTACTACAAGTGGATCGAATGAGCCACGTAGACTTTATTATAATACGCCGGAAGAGTTTGAGAGACATTATTTCAATACAGTTACAGTGCCGAGACAAGTTAAAAAGGCATGGCACGATAGAAATATGTAATATAATAATTCATTAATTATAATAAATAAATATGTGTATTTATTATACATATTTATAATGCCAACAAATGGAGAAAGCGATTATTTATTATATTCAATAAATAATATTCCACTTTTTACATATGGAATGATAGGAATTACAACACTAGTTTTAGCATATGCGACATTAATGGATGAAGGAGAAGTGCAAAAAATAAGCGAAATAACAGGAGAAGTAACAGGCGGCAATGAATCAAAAAGAAATAATAAAAAAACAAGGCGACAAAGACCTAAATAAATTATCAACATAATATAAAAATGAATTTTCAAATTTTAATAATAATTTCAATATTTTTTTTGATAATTATTTTATGGAATTTTATTTATCCAAATAGAAAAGAGACATTTGAAAATAATGATCATACAAAAGAGACATTTGAAAATAATGATCATACAAAAGAAGAAGAAACTATAGATGCAAACACAGAATTTTATGAAAGTGAAATAAATACTTCTAGCAGATTAGGAAATTATTTGTCGTGTTATTTTTACAAAATGGGATTAGCATTTTTACACGGAAAAAATTTCAAAACAAATATTCAACAAAATGGAGATATGTTCACAAATTATTTACCAGATAAAGTAATATTTGATGAATCTGTTCAAGACGCATTTATTTCTGTTGGTATTACCGATATAAGTTTGCAAACAGAATTAGATAAGATTGATGGTGATTGTCAAAGTGCTTGGACAATTATGACAAAAGAGTTTGAAACATTCTGGAAAATAATGAAACCTACCATAAATACTATATTAAAAGAAGCGCTTGAAAAAAGCAATTTAAACAAAATAGTTGATGCACCAGTTATTCATTATCGTTGTAGTGATAGTCCAATGAATAAATTAGGATATTATCATTTCCAAAAATACAGTTTTTTCAAAGATAGTTTGGATATGATTCAGCAAAAAACAGGTAAAAAATATGACAAATTATATATTTGTTATTGCAATTCACATGAATCATCTAATGAAAATCATAATTCTTGTGATAAATATGTAGGTTCTCTAACAGAATATTTAGAAAGTTTAGGATATGAAGTTATAAATAAATGTCAATCTGTAAATAAAGATTTTGCAACAATGTTCTATGCACCTGGTCTAATATCAACATGCAGTTCTTTGTCTTTTATGGCAGGATTTTTTTCTGATGGCATATTTATTGCAAGTATGTATGATGAACGTAAAAGTCGTCAATGCGAAGATTGCGATGATTGGTTTAAAAAAGGATATACATTGAAACATTCCGAAGTTGAAAATTATCATGACACTGAAAAAGTAATAAGTATTTTAAAGGCTTGAAAATTTTCCATTATAATTTTTATATTATTAAATATAGAAATTATTTAGACTTTCTATTAATTCTTTTAGACTTTCTATTAATTCTTTTAGACTTTCTATTAATTCTTTTAGACTTTCTATTAATTCTTTTAGACTTTCTATTAATTCTTTTAGACTTTCTACCACCAACTACTCTTAGTTTATAAAAAGGTGAAATATAAATATCAAAATTATCTGCAACAATTGTCTGTGTATCAAAAATATATTGATCTAATATAAATTGTTGCAAAGTTTTATTTCCAAAAAATACTTTTTCATTTTGTGTATGTAAATATCCTTCGTAATAAATTGCTTTTTCATAATATATTTCATCTTGAATTTTTAAAATAATTTCATTATCGTATTTACGATTATAAAATCCTCTAAAATTATCTACACCTGCTTTCTCGGATCGTGATAAATAATTATGATCAATTACTCTAGTTATGTTATTAATATTATATTGGTTTGAAATTTCATCATTATAATTAATGTTAACAGGATCAGATAAATGTGGAGTATACTCAACTATTCCACTTACAGTAGACCTTCCAAAAATACTATTGAACATATATATATGTAAATAAAATAAAAAAAAAGAGAACCTAATATATATAATGCAAGCTATAGCAGTTTTTACAAACGAAAAAATAAAAGGCACTGTTTTGTTCAGCGAAATAGATAATAAAGTAAAAATAGATGTCGATATAAAGGGGTTGAAACCAAGTTTTTTACATGGATTTCATGTGCATGAAGCGGGAGATCTAACAGATAATTGTAAAAGTATGTGTTCTCATTTCAATCCTTATAATATGCCACATGGATGTCCAGGTAAAAAAAAGAGACATGTGGGTGATTTGGGGAATTTGTCTACAAATATAAAAGGCGAAGCCAAATATACATTTTACGATGATGTCATTAAATTGCGCGGAACGAAAGCAAATATTATTGGACGCGGACTTATTATACATGAAGACACTGATGATTGCGGTGAAGGGGGATTTCCTGATAGTCTTACTACCGGACATGCCGGTAATCGCATTGCATGTGCTGTAATTGGTTATTCAAAATTAATGTTTTCTTCTTAAATTTTTCGTTTTTTTCGCCATTTTATACATATAAACTTTGACAGGTTGTCACATATTTCAAAATACTCGCGTCTATTTTTGATAATGTATGACTCGCCGATATTTTTCCGAACTTATCGCACACCTCCGCAAATTCCCTTGCAATAGTAGCTATTTTGAGAACCGCCTTTGTAAAATCGCCTACACTTATTCCTCTACCTGCTAACACAGTCTGTATGAAATATTTGCATTGTTGTTCTGTATCACAATCGATCCATTGTCCTATTTCTTCTGCCAAATCATATGTCATCATATCCTGATAACATATTCCGGTATATGCACCCATATTTTGTTCCATTTCTGCCAATGCATCTGTCTTTTCTTTTGCTAAATTTATAACCGAGACAATTTTTCTACCGATTGTATCTGGAAGAGCCAGACGCCGATATTCTTCGTCCACTTTTATTTGCGTAAAACATGCGAAAAATATTGCAAAATCTGTAACTGTCCATCCATCGAACCATGCACTGTCTTCCACAATTTTCGCCGCTAAAATAGGATGTATTTCCGCTATATTTGCCGCAATTTTACCTAAATCTGTCAACAAATATGAATGATGACAACCATCTTCAACATCTGAACGAACCAATAATCCATCTGTAAGCAATATCTCACAAATCTTCTTTACTTGTGATTCAACCAATGTATTCAAATAATCCAAATAATTTAATTCCTCTTTATAATCGCGTTCTAAAACAGACAATTGCGAATATTTTTCCGCATATTCGTCCATCTTTTTATATTCGTCTTTAATACCAGCAAGTTCGCGCTCAACCTCTTTACGCTTTTTATTTGCATAAAGCGCCATATTTTGCTTCAATTCTGCAAATCTCGTGTAAACATGTTGAGGAACGAATCCCACCATTTTTTCCGATGCTTGCAAATATGCCTTCTTTTCCTCGAGTTTTAACGCGAGATTTTTTGCCGTTGTGCCAACAGATAATATATTGGATTCTATGTCTTTCGCCCATATTGTACTGTTGGCATATTCCACGATTTTTTCTATATTTTTTGAACCATCGTTTAATAAAGTGTAGTTTTTGAGAACCATTGAATACGAGACGTGAAATTTGGACACTAATTTCTGTGGTTTTCCTTCTAATATTGTTTTATATGTCTCTATATCCGGCTGTTCTCGAAACAAATTATTAAGATGTATGACATTGCCTACAGTGTCAATTCCGCGCCTGCCTGCGCGTCCCGCCATTTGCGTATATTCATGTGCATATAAATCGCGTAATCCTTCACTTGTGTATTTCTGAAGGCTCGTGAAAATCGCTGTGCGAATCGGGCAGTCTAGACCGATTGCGAAAGATTCTGTGGCAAACAGCATTTTCACGTGTTTCTTGGAAATCATGATTTCCACGATTTCGCGCAATACGGGGATCATTCCTGAATGATGAATACCGATGCCTTTTTCTAAGAGAGCGACTAGATCATTGAATTCAGGTAATTCGAGATATTCGCGAAAATTGGGGAATTTGCGGATAATTTGTTCGCATTCGTGGCGCATTGTATATGCGACTTTGCTGTCAAATTCGAGTAAATTTGCGGTGATTTCATGCGCGCATTGTTCCACGTGTTTGCGTGAAAAGACGAATGTGATCGCGGGTAACATTTCTTTGTCGCGCAAATATTCTGCCAAATGATTGAGGACGAATTTGCGTTTCATAAAGAATCGTTCTTTGTCAAATAATTTGGACATTTGCTTGATTTTGTGATAGGATGCGTCGTGGAATTTATTTGCCCCGGTTATAGCGGATGGTGTCAAAATGGGGAGTAATTGGTTGGTGGCTTCGCGAATAATACGATGTTGGTCTTTGTCTTTGATTTTTTTGAAGGGTTCTTCTGTTGTGGCGAAATATACGTAATGAGTGAGAGGAACTACGCGGCGATCCGTTGTTGCAAGATAGACGATTTTATTATCTTGATGATTAATGTTTCCTTTTTCGCACCATTCTGCAAAACCAACAGGATTATCTATTGTTGCAGACAGCATTACCATCTGTACATGTGGTGGTAACATCATGATGGTTTGTTCCCATACATGGCCTCGATCTTTATCATTTATATAATGGACTTCGTCAAATACTACACATGCTAATTCTGTTTCTAAATTTATTTGGAAGTCTAGATAATTTCTGACAGAAACAGAATCATTTTCATCCTTATTTTCATTATTAACAAATAGCCTGTTCATCAAAATTTCTGTCGTCATAATGAGAACGTCGGCACAAGGATTTGTTTTAATATCGCCGGTCATAAGACCGAATGTTATATCTGGATATTTTTGTGTGAATTCGTAATATTTTTGGTTGGACAAGGCTTTAATTGGCGAAGTGTAAATGACTTTCTTGCCTTTTTTGACAAAATGCTGGATAGCAAATTCGGCGGCTAATGTTTTTCCAGAACCTGTGTGGGCACAAGAGAGAACATGTTGTCCATTGACAATGGCTTCAATTGCGTATTTTTGGAAATCGCTGAGTTCATATGGATATTGAGCGAATATAGGGTCATAAATGGAAGGCGAAGGATAAATATCGGTGCAAACTTTTGGCATATTTTCAAGTTTATATTTGAAAATATGAAGATATATTTATTCAATTTTATTATTTATTATTATATATAATTATTATAAAATAAAATAATTATCTCACATATTTGCCAACACGCACAAATGAATCTAAAACAAAAATCATAAAAACACCTAAAAACGTATACAAAATGAATTCTTCGGTAATATTTGCTGTTTTTTCTACCGCCTGATTTTCCAATAAACGAATCATATAATTAATTTTCTCCATAAGTCTAGAATCATCTGTAGGCACTTTATTTGTTTTTGATGCAGCAGCTGCCGCTGCATAGACAATCTGACTAGGATCGTAACTATTGTGATAATTTCCATATTTTGTGTTAGTATATGTAGGACCATATGCTAAATCATTATGTGCTTGAATTTTTGGCACTGGTCTTTGAAGCGGATTTTCTGGATTTTCTATTTCATTATCAGCAACAGGCATACGCCAAGGCAAATGCATATTTGTCGACTGTGAAGGCAAATGCATATTTGTCGACTGTGAAGGCAAATGCATATTTGTCGACTGTGAAGGCAAATGCATATTTGTCGACTGTGAAGGCAAATGCATATTTGTCGACTGCGAGTGAGATAATTCCGACTCAGATTCATTCGAATCAATAATTCGATTATTTACTGCATAAGGAGGTGGTCTAAAATCTACCAATTTTGAACCATCATTGTCCTCACTAACAGAGCTCATTTGATTAATTAATTCAGTAACACGACTATTTCGCATATCGTTTTCATTTTGCACGTCTTCTGGTGTTGGTATTTTGTATAATACAGCAGAATCACTAGGCATGTAGGCATCTGGCGAAGATTCTGTGCCTTCTTTCACATATGGTTTAGATTTAATCGTTTTCCTCATGGTAGCAACCCTTTTTTTTTGAGGTTGATCATCATTTGTCCAAGGCATTGCATTTGATACTAAAGACATATGAATAAAATAAAGATTACACTTAAAAAATACGAAGATATTTTATTGCCCAATAATCGGCGCAAAATCTCTCTAAATATACTTTCATGTAATTCATAAAGGATTACACCGTCCAAAGAGAAAAATGAGACAAAGTCTCATTTTCTTCTGGACTAGTCGCCGACAAAAAAAATATTCAATATGTTGTCAAAAATCATATAATCTCATCATTCACATATTGAATATAATATTTATCCTTGTCCTCTGAATCCTTTTTTATGTCCTTTTGGCACAATTTGCTGTTGACTTTTAGTTCCTGTACGTCATGGTTTTATACGTTTTCTATTACCAAATTCCTGTTGGTTTTTCGCTATTGAGTTTTTGTCATTTTGTATTTTATCGTTTTTTATATCTTTAACACTAATAAAGTCTTCTAGACATGCAGTGCGTTGATTCTCGGACATATAAATATAATTCAATCTTAAATTATATTTATATCAATATCTAATTTATACTTTTCGATTTTTTTATATTTTGCTTACAGAATAATTTATGTATCGCTTAATCCAACTATTTCATTTTTTGCCTTGAAATCATTGATGATTTCACGAATTTTCGTAGATATATTCTCGTAATTTTCATCATATTCAAGACATCCGTCGTATTCCTCGTGATCCAGCATCAAAGTAGATACCAACTGATAAATTGTTATACCTTTTTCCAATAATTTTTCAGTGACATATTCTTGTGTTGGAAGTGTCTGGGTTTCACCTGGAAATAATATTGAATAATTCATTTCAATATCTGTTTGATCTGGTTCTTCGCTTTCAATTCGCGCAGTAAAGAGACGGAGTCCGAGTAGCGCATACTCACTGTATTGGTCATTATCATTGATTTCGCTGTCATCGTCACTGTCACTATCGCTGTCACTATCGCTGTCACTATCGCTGTCGCTGTCACTCTCGTCTTCATCACTGTCATTCGTTTCTTCTTGTTCAACCATCTTTGTCCTACAACAAGGACATCCAAATCCATTGTATAAAACGTTCTTCATCAAGCAATTCGCATGAAATTTGTGTCCACATTCTGTAGTGATGGAATTAATAACACCATCAATAATTTCGTAGCAAATTGGGCATTCTCCAAATTCGGTCATATTGATTACAGTTCAAAGGTTATAGTGTATTTGCAATTATAAACTATAAAAAAAGTACATCAATTTTTATATAATTTGCTAAATAGACCTAGAAATATATCTACTGTTATTATAATGTTTATAAATAATATATTATGTTTTCTTCTATTGCATATAAACTGCAACAATAATCGTAGTTCATTAATACTTTATAATACTGAAAATCAAATTCCAGGAATTTTGGATTTTTATAAAACATATATTTCAGGAAGTGATATGAGAACATCCGAAAATTACGAAGAAAAACAAACAAATTTTAGTAAATTATTGAATTATCATCAAAAAAACGGATGGCTCAAAAAATTAGAATCAAAAAATTATACAGAAGAAGAAAAAGCAGAAATCATAAAAAATGAAATAGAAAGTGCCTACAGACCTTTTGATATAACTGCAGGTGGACTTATGGATGATTGGTTAAGAAACGACATCTAAGTCAAAAATAACTGAGCCATTTATTCAAAACATCTATATCTTGCGGTTTAATAACACCATTGTTCAATAAATTCGTGTAAATTATATGCATTAAATCACTAGAATTCGCCACATTATCAGTATTATTTTCAATATATTCTAATATATTTTCATTATGAATATACATTTCAGTCTCACTCTTAAAATCTTGCATTAAATTATGTTCATTTCGAATTTGAATTACATTCGGCGAACAATACATCATATAATTATCGGTTTTTTTCAAAACAATATTATTAATAATTCCGCGCAATATATCGCAATAACGAAATGATACTGTACAAGGTATAAGTAAACACATAAATAATTCACTATTCAACCAAAAAGTATTTTGCGTATTGAAAACACATATATTTTTATTGTCAATCAAAACATGTTTATCTTTGATCCATTCAATATTCTCTCTACAAACTAGTCTAAAAATAGCATCCACATCCGGATCATTTTCAACTAGTCCATTTACAATAGACGGCATTTTATCTGTAGGTTCTATTGAAAATATCGGTTCAGATTTTACCAAACTTAGAGGATAACCTCGCGGCCATATATTCGTATTGTTAGTAAAATATTTGAATATATTTATCCATCGGTTCTCTTCACTTATCATTGTATTATTTGATTGTAATAATATATTGTCAAAATTATCATAAGGAATATTGTCATCATCTGTTTCATATATGATTTCGTACCCTTTTTTAATAGCATACATATAACCCAAGTTTTTCCTACAGTAATGATTGTATGGTAGTAAATCGCTTAATTCTGGAAAAAGTTTTTTCTGCGATTCAATATCTAAATAAACGCATTCCAATGATTTGTAATGATCCGGTGTTTTATTATCACCAACAATAATAATATCATAATCTTTGGAATCACGTATATGTTTTAAAATCGTTTCTGTTGGTCCATTTATTGTGGTTATAATTACACATTTTTGCTTACAGAATAATTCTTCTAACCATTGTTTAGTTTCCGGATTTTGATTGAATTTAATAGGGTGTAAAATTAAATTATGTTGGTGATTCAGTGAATTGTACAAATAATCTTTGTTGCAAAAATTAGAGCGATCATTCCAAAGCATTTCATGAGTGAAAGATTGATATTGTGTTTTATCTTTTTCAATATTATTAATGATGGACGGTATTGCAATTTCCAAAAATACGCAATATTTTGCGAATAAATCGAATAATTGAAATAATTCTTTTGTCAAATATTTTTTGGGTAAATAAAACCAATCCGAAAAATCGCCGCTGAATCTGTCCAGTTTATTTTCATTGTCATTCATCATATTTATTATGGCATTTTTACCATATTTACCGTTTTCGCGATCCCATTGCCATCCTGAATAATTGTCCAAAGTTTTCACTTCATTGTAATAATAAATTATTTTTTGATTATCAAACAAATTGAGAATATTTATATTGATAATATTGTCGTCCATTGTATAAAAAAGTCCATCGCTTTCTTCTATCAAACTTGTGTAATTATCGTAAAAATGTTTGAAGACTTTTTGTGTATAATATCCTTGGTGGATATCCATATAATGAACGTCATTGTATTTTTGTATTTCAGGTATGTCCGAATAAAAAACGATTTGTTTGAAATGTTTTCTATAAATATTTTTAATGAATTCTTTATTGCAAACGCAATTTGAATAATTGAATACTACAATTAGTATACAATTTTTGAAATTATACATATATATTGAAAAAATATATACGTTTATATTGATTTTTTTGATTTTCAAAAATTCATATTTCGCATTTGTCCCTGTAATTGTCGTTGTTGTTGTAATCGTATCAATTCTTTTTTGTCCAAATCCAACATAAACCCTTTATAATCCACCATCCTATTCTCAACATCACTGTAAGTAGAATATTGATATACACTTAGAGGAATCAATATATACCATTTGCCAGAATTTTGTAACTGTTTCCAATATATATCTATTGCAAATTCGCGTTTGTTCTCTGGATCTTTCATCAATTTAGCTACACCTTCGCGAAAATTAGCAATCATTGTATCATAATAATGCTGTTTCACAATATATCCAGTGGTTGATTGTACATTATGTGTACGAATACAGAAATCGGTAGCCTTACCAAAAGGCGGTGCAGTATTTCCTGCAATAATGAGAACGTCCCATTCAATATCGGATTCACCGAATTCGCGCAATTTTGAAAGAAATAATTCGGGGTTCATAAATGTAATGTCGTCTTCTGCAATGAATACATGAGTCCAGTTATTTTTTTTCGCCATTTCAAGACATCGTATATGACTCATTGAACAACCAACCGCCCCATGATGCATTTTAGTTGCAGACAATCTGTTGGCACTTAAAACACCTATTTTGGCTAATTCTTCTTCGGTATGTTGTTTGCGATCTGTCCGATAATCCAAGTTAATATATACGGTATTTTCAAGATATGGATGCGGCTTTTGCATTTATAAATATATATTAATAATTCTTATATATTTATACTATTTGTTTTTTATTTTCTTAATGTTTTTCGTTTATAATTTTTTAGTTTTTTAGTTTTTCGTCCACCATAATTTGTATATGGCATACCTCGATAATCTAAATCAGCTTTTCGTTCATTTAAAGACCGTTCTCTTCTTAATGGTTCCATTTCAGTCAATATTTCAGATGTTCTTCTCAAAAGAGTATGTTTTTTTGAAGGTACATGAATTGTATGAGGAACTGTAGAACATCCTATATATTTACCTTTATCTCTGCAACCGATTGATCTACATGATGCATCAATAATATTTATAACTTTATAACCAAGTTTTCCAAATATTTCAATTATTGTTTTAAGTCTAATATTATTAAATAAATTATATTTATATAACATTATTTTATCTTTGCCATCCGTATGTTTCACAATTTTTCTTGAATAAGTTTCAATATAATCATCATATTTTGGTAACAGTGCAAAATCTTCTAATTTACTAAAAACTTTTTTATTTATTAAATTAATATGATGTCTATTTTCTTCTTCTTCCCACAGTAATGTTTGTAAATAATGTCTTACTATTGGATTTATACTACTGTCATTATCAGTTGATAAAATAAAAATACCACCATCATAAAGATTAAATGATTTTTTTTTTATTTTATAAGGTGTTATTTGTATTGAATAGACTTTATCCGCAATTGATTTACGTCTGAATTGCAATGATTCTGGATCTAAATGTCTATATGATTCAGCATGTTTTTCACGATATTCGGCAGGAACTTCATCCAAAAATTCAGGTATAATAAGACTTGGAAAAAAACATAGAGTCTGATCGCGTGTTTTCAAATTAGTTTTTAATTCATCTTCTAAATCAAGGTTTCTTTGATAAACACTTAATATTCCATTTTTTTTTGATTCATCAATTTTATTTTTAAAATATTTTTCTTTTTCATATTTTTTGAATTTATTAAAATTATAATAACCTAATTTTCCAGTTGAACTAAAAAAAATGACATGCGGACTATTTTCATCAAATTCTAATGGTATATCAATTAATTCTGTACCGTGCATATGAATATATATTGTTATTGATGGATCTAATGATTCTGCTACGGGTCCTACGTCTGCTACGTCTGCTACAGGTTCTCTAGATTCATGAACTTCTTTTGCAATTTGAGATTCAATTTTTGTTTTAATAAAATCTAAATCATTATCAATATATTCTTTTAATTTTGAATCATTCAAAAATGATTCTTTAAATTTTTCTTTTGTAATAATTTTCATTTCATCATCACAAAATTTATCAAACTTGCTAACATATATATTAAATATTTTTCTAGGTAAATCGAAAATGCCTGTCATTATAATATGAAAAAATTTTTCATATCCTTCTTTATACATTACATTTTCACCTTTTATTCTATTATATTCTGTAAATGTCGATGAAGAAAATATTAAATCCACTATTTGTTGTTTTTTATGTTCGATTTCATCCATATATAAATTATATTATAAATAATTCTATCTTTTTTCTATGTTCTCTTATTTTTTCATTTAATTCATCCATATCTTTTCGCACTTCCCTTAATCCTTTCGTAATATTTCTAAGTTTTCTTAATGTTGAATCCATATTACAATTTTTTTCAATCGATAAATTTTCATGAATAATTTCGTCAACATAACTAACAGATTCTGTTGGCACATTTTCAATAATATTTTTCGAATTATCTAAAAATTTCTCATAAATATAATTTATTTTTCGCAAATATTTTTCCCCAAAATAAAAATTATAAACATAAATTAATTCTTCCAAATTTTCTTTGAATACTTCTAATTTTCTACTATTAAATTCAAGGTTCTCTTCATTACAAAAATCTTTTTCGCAAATATAATTGTCCAAGAATTTTACAAAGTCGATATCTAAATTAATATCGTAAAAATGATTTTGTAAAACAAGAGAACCTTGTTCTGTATCGAAAAAATCAATCAATAATATATTATTGACAGTTTCATTTAATCCATATTTTTTGCAACAACCTGTACCGATTGTGAGAATATGTCCAGTTTTAATATTATAAACATAAGCATAATGTTTAATCAAGTGCTTACAGATACAATTTTCTTCACCCTTTTTTTTAATCAATATTTTCCACTGTTTTTTTATATCATCCTCCATATTATTGGTCGTATCCGTATTTGAATATTTCATTAATTCATCATAAAATTCCTTTTTTTTAGAAATCATGCTATATTATATCGTAAATACTATATATATATGCATATACCGATTCTCATTGGTGGAATTTCGCCCATATTTTCTGAAAAATGCAATAATAATGCAATAATAATGCAATAATAATGCAATAATAATACAAATAAAAAGATTAAAGGCTGCTTACAGAATATATTATTCTGTAAGCAAAAAATGGGGAAAAAAAAAGGACATCAGCATCATCAGCAGCAGAAACAACCTTATGTACCTAAATTAAAAAGGAAATTTTATCCGTTTGTAAGCATATGCACACCTACGTTCAATCGTCGCCCATTTATTCCAGTAATGTTTCAATGTTTTGAGAACCAGACATATCCTAAAGATCGAATGGAATGGATAATTGTGGATGACG